TAACAAATGTTAGGTGAATACTACGCAACAGGGTGGTGGGTGCTGTACCTAAACCACAGGAATCATGCAGATGTTACACGAGAGGATGACTTTGATTTTTTGAAGCAATTCAAAGGATATACCTACGTTGCAGAAGGTACGTGTGGAGATATGGAAGCAATGGCAAAACTATTGAATTGCCAAGGGACAAACTTTTTTAACTATGGAGGTCTAACAAATGTTAGCTAGGTACTACGTGACAGGGTGGAGTGGGAGGTTTGGCATGTGGATTGCCGAGAGCCTCGAAGCCAAGAGTAAGGTGGCGGCAAGGGAAAGGTTCACGACCAAGTACCCAACGCTTAAGACTATCAAAGCATACAAACTAAGGGGAGAAGCATAAGGAATTCACTTGACATACCTACTTAAATGTGGTATAATATAAGTTACTTTGGATAATAATGTCCATAGTAGCGTAGGCTTAGCTCTAAATAAATGCAGAGTTAACGAAACCTAACAAATGTTAGAACTATCAGCGTATTAGAAAGAACATCATGGCAGAAATCAATTTCGGTAAATCAATTACCTTGAAGCAAGCGGCAAACCTTATCCGCACAAACCCAACGACTCGGTTCTTGTTGCAAGGCGAGCCCGGGATAGGGAAGTCCTCCCTACTAGAGAATATCGCCGACTCCCTCGGCTATGAGTATGCCTATATTGACGTACCCAATATGGACTTGGGTGACATCGCAATGCCTGTGATTGACCACGATACCAAGACTACTAGGTATTACCCCAATGCTAGGTTCGGTGTACACACTGGCAAGCCGATGGTAATCATGCTCGATGAGTTCACGAAGGGTGCTGACCCTGTGAAGAACATGCTTCACCCTATGCTTGAGAAGGCGAACCCACGACTAGGTGATATATCGCTAGACCCCAACAAGTATGTTGTTTTCTTGACGGGTAATCTTACAACAGACGGAGTAGGTGACTCCCTTAAAGCGCATAGTCGCAACAGATTGGTTCCAGTGACAATTAGTAAACCTGATGCCGAGCAGTGGATTGAGTGGGCTATTGGTAAGGGACTCGAAGCCGAGGTGATTGCTTGGGTGAATCGTTTCCCTCACGTACTCGCAAGCTATACCGATGCCGCGCAAGGTGACAACCCATACATCTACAACCCACGCAAAGCTCAGCATGCGTTCGTATCACCACGCTCATTGGAGACAGCATCGAACATTGTCCGGACTCGCAAAGAGAACGACCCTGATTCGGTGATTGCCGCTTTGACTGGTGCGATTGGTGAATCGGGTGCGCGTGATATGCAAGCGTACATTGAGTTCTCAGATCAACTCCCTACATGGGAGGCGACGATCAAAGAGCCAAAGACTACGACTGTACCCACAAGTCCAGGGGCATGTGCCATTGTGGTGTTCGGTGCTATCGCTCGCATTACGAAAGACACCATTAGTCCATTCATGGATTACTTGTCTCGATTCGATGCCGAGTGGCAAGCCGTGTTCGCAATCAACATTGCCAAGAACCCTGCGAAGCAGAGCATTGCGTTCTCAAGCAGTGCGTTCAAGGACTGGGTCGTTAAGAACCAAGACCTACTCTAAGAGTTCTAACAAATGTTAGGAATGAACGGCACTAAGGCAACCGACTTCAGGCGATATTTCGTCAGATGGGTAGTTGAGTACGTTAAGAACGAGAGTGGTACTGACCAAATACAGGTACTTGGGTACTGTGTATATGACGGAGAGACATGCACGACTCTGTTTGAGCATGCCGACAAGAAAGTGTGTGAGAAGGTATTAGCAATGATGTTAAACGATGAAACGAAAGGTAACAAATGTTAGAAGAACGTAAGGTACAGAAGGCGAAGATTACATTGATGCGTGACCCGAGGTTTGCCCTTTGGTCTGGTATCTTGATGGTTGGACGTACGAGTGTAGTGGATAACATCCCAACTGCATGCACCAACGGCAGAGACGAGAGGTACGGGCGCAAGTTCGTGGCTATGCTCAAAGAGCCTGAGTTGAATTTCGTGGTACTCCATGAGAATCTGCACAAGGCTTTTCGTCACTTGACTACATGGCGTAAGTTGCATGACGAGAATCATTCGCTGGCAAATGCGGCTTGTGACTACGTGATTAACCTCAAGCTCAAAGACCTCGATCCGAGCGAGCGCACTATATCCATGCCACGTTGGGCGGATGGTGAGTTGAAGGGTAAGCCGATGGGGTTGGTTGACGAGAAGTATCGTGGACTCAATGCCAAGCAAGTGTTCGACCTACTCAAAGAGGAGCAGAAGGGTGGTGGATCTGGCGAAGGCGATGACGAGGGCGACGGCGCAGGGAAGGGTTCGGGCGGTACAGGTACGAGCCAAGGTCAAGGTCAGGGTGGGTTCGATGACCACGATTGGGATGGTGCGAAGGAGATGACCGAGGAGGAGAAGAAGGTTCTCGAGCGTGAGATAGATCAGGCTATTCGCCAAGGAGTAATGGCGCATCAGAAGATCGCGGGAACTGGTGGTGGTGATCTCGATCGGGACTTGCTTGAGTTGCTCGAGCCGAAGGTTGACTGGCGTGAAATGTTGCGTGAGTTCGTGAAGGCTACGTGTAGCGCAAAAGATACATCGTCATGGCGCAAGGTTAATCGTAGGTTCTTATCTACTGGTACGTACATGCCTAGCTTGGTCGGTGAGAAGGTTGGTCACATGGTTATCGCTGTGGATACGTCAGGGTCAGTAGGTCAGGAAGAGCTGTCTGGATTCCTAACAGAAGTTAAGGGCATCGCAGAAGAAGTTAAGCCGAGCCAAGTGGACTTGATCTATTGGGATAGCCGAGTAGCCGGACACGAAGAGTACACCGAGAACGATGTGTCCAACATCATCAACTCTACTAAACCTAGAGGTGGTGGAGGTACGTCACCCTCATGTGTATCTGAGTATCTGAAAGAGAAACGCATCGTGCCTGAGTGCGTAATCATGCTGACCGATGGGTACGTGGGTAACGACTGGGGTCGGGATTGGACTGCGCCTGTACTGTGGGCGATCGTAGGAGGAAACGATTGTGTTGCAGACAACGGCAAAACGATTCTTGTCAAGGATTAAATGGTGGTGGTTCATAACAAATGTTAGGAGGTATCAGATGGTAGTAGTCGATATAGGTTATCGCAAGCTCGTGATGACCAAAGAGAAAGCAATGATGTTGGTCGAGTGCCTTGAGGGTGCTGACGTATACGAAGAGAAGTGGTGGAGTGATGACGTGCGCAAAGAGAAAGGAATGGACAGTACTTACACCTACCACGTGTATCCGAATGAAGCCCACTTTGGGATGAGGATTGTTAGTGACACACATTATCAAATGGCTAGATTAGCCGGTAAACCACAGGAGAAATGAAATGAGTATTAGTGCATCAGCAGTATTAGTAGAGTTGAACATCAGCGTATGGCCTGCCGCAAAGATCGATCGTGAAATCACGAGCCAAGTCAATGCAAGCGCATCAGCACACAAAGATGCGTCACAGACCAAGAAGAATCTGTTTGCGGGTACAAGCCTACGAGCAGACATCGAGAAGTTCGCGGCCCGAGTACGTCTATACAACAACCAACACACCTTACCTTGGGCAGACAAGGGTGAGCGCATGTTGCCGACCAAGTTGTTCATGGACTACAAGCAGACCATGAATGGGTACGAGCGTACGTTCAACATGTTGTGCGATAACTTCTTTGATGAGTACGAGCGACTGGTTGAGGAAGCGAAGGTTAACTTGGGTTCTATGTACAAGGCAGAGGACTACCCCGACCTAACATCTGTTAGGACTAAGTTCAGCTTCAAGCGCAGTGTGAAACCTTTGCCCGAGGCTGGCGACTTTCGCTTGGACATTCCCGCGCATGACTTAGCGGAAATGAGATCGGCTTATGAAACACAATATTCGGAGAAGCTGGCCGAAGCAATGCGCACACCATGGGAACGCCTGCACGAAGTTCTCTTGGGTATGTCCAAGAAGTTGGAAGGTTCAGGCGATGAGAAGAAGCGGTATCACGACTCATTGATTACCAACCCATTGGAGTTGTGTGAGTTGTTGACGAAGCTGAACGTGACTAACGACCCTAAGTTGGAGGATGCACGTAGGCAAGTAGAACTAGCGATGCTCGGAGCTGACATTGAAGAGGTCAAGGATAGCCCGTTGGTTCGTGAGAATCTGAAGTCCAAGGTGGATGCTATTCTTGGTAAGTTCGAGTGGTAATAACATTTGTTAGGAGTAACTGAATATGAGTATGAATACATTGAGTTTGAGCAACATAGTTGTAAGTGAAGACTTGCAGAAGTCTTTGGATAAAGAAGGGTTGAAGTTGACTGGCGTGTTCGGCATGCTAGACCCTGTGATTAGCCGACTGGCTTCATTGAATCCACTGTGGACTTTCGTTATTGTTAACAGTGGTCATAGTATGGGTAATGATCGAGTGGCTTGCGGGTTCTCGGTCAAGCTAGATGGTGAAGAGCTAGGTCAGATTGGCTTGTCGTACATGGGTCAGCGCGGGCGTGTGATCTCTATCTCCAACGATCGTATTGGTAAGGGCAGACAACGCTCGGACTCGTACCGCACAGTGGATGCCGACAAAGCTATTCTCACAGCGAAGAAGATGTTCAGCAAGATGAACCCATCCGAGCGTATACAGAAGGCTAAGGATGCGGCAGAACGTGTAGTGTCTCGAGCGAGCTGGAACAAAGAGCGTGAGCGTACTCAACACCAAAGCCTTGTCAAGAATGAGATGTTGGCGTGGGTTGAGACCAAAGGACTTGCTACGTTCATGGAGTTTATAAAAGCAGAAGCGATACCCTCGCTCAAGCACAAAGTTACTACGTCTATGGAAAAGGTAGTGCTACTCGATACCGAGATGCAGACTATCGAGAAAGTGCAACAGGACTTTAGTGCTAATAAGACTGCGCTAGTAGTCAAAGACTTGGGTAAATACCTAGTCAAGATAGGTGACAACGTAGAGCTATACGATGATAATACGCTCCCTTTGGATATGCGTATGAAGATAGGCATGCTTAAACTTGTAGAGGACGAGCAGTATCTCACCAATGTAGGTTGCAAGGTATCGAGTGAGATATTTGTTTTGTTGGTCGATGAGCTAACAAATGTTAGCGAAGGAGTATGAGATGAAAGAAGAAATTAAATATAGTTCGAAAGCTATACCCCTGCGGGGGTGTAACGACCCCAAGTTCAAATGGATAGATGCGGCACACACCGACATACGTAGAACATTCCGTAAGGCACGCTTGCTTATCCGTATCACCAAGGGAGCAGCGTATGAAAGCCGTACTTGAGTTCACGTATCCACAAGACGAGACCAAGCTCAGGCATGCGTTGAAAGGTGAGGAGTATTACTTAGCGTTGATAGAGATCGATCGGGTGTTCAACATAGGCGGGCATCCCGAACAAATGTTAGACAGGATTGCAGATTTAGTTCAGAAAGGATTAGAAGAATGAGCATTAAAAGTTGGATTAGAAATTGGTTGAATAGCAATAGCACTACGGTGTTGAGAGGTGCGGATGTAGAAGCTTCGCCATCAGACCAAACAAGTATCTCAATCATGACCGCAATCAACGGCAAGGTGTTAACACTACGCACGTATCAGCCAAACAAGACAAGCAATAGCAGAAACATGCAATCGGATTGGGTTACTGAGTTATACCTAGTACCCGAGGGCGAGTCATTGACCGAAGCATTGACGATGCTATTGATGATGAGGGGTATTAAATGAATGGATTTGTAAATCGGCAACTTCAACTTGGAAGCAAGCAACCCGTACACAAGTATAAGCTATGCAACAGGTGCGAAGAGCTTAAGCCCCCCGAGGGGGGGATTGAGTTGTCCCCACAAAGATGGTCGTGTGCTAGATGTTGGGCTAACAGAGTAATCACAAGGAGTTTATTAAATGCCAAGACCTAAACCGCCTGAGAAACTATTAGGTAGACAGGTACGAATGTCAGACAGACATTGGTTAATACTAAACCAGCTAGGTGGTGCGCAATGGCTACGTGAGTTATTGGATAAGAAAGCACCAATGCCTAAAAAATATTACGAGGGATTATTAAATGACAACAGGAATTGAAGAGTTAAAGTTAGAAAAAAAACGCAAGGGGCGAGGGGTTGGTAAGAAACCCGCGCTGTCCTGCACGAGCCTGCGTCTACCAAAGGATGTGATGGATTATTTCAACACAAACTTTGCGTATACAAAGCAAGCCAAGATGAGAGAAGTTCTTACCGAGTACGTTAACAACCAAACTAAGGAAACATCATGATCGAATTAGCAACTGAAGCAGTAAATGAAGCAGTAAATGAAGCAGTAAATGAGAAGCCCGTAACCCAAGCTGAGAGAATCCGTCAGTTTGTAGCTGAGCATCCGTTCACTAAAGCTACTACCATAGCAAAGAAGATGGGCGTAGATCGTCAGTACGTGTACACAGTTATGTGGAACATGAAAAATAAAACTAAGCTGGCAAAGAAGGCGAAGGGTCTCGATAAGCCAATGACGTTGAAAGAAATTAAAGCCGCAACTAAGCGCGTACAGGATAAGTTCTTTCCTGAACCTAATTGGAAGACGATCGGTTTTTCTTCATCGGAGATTCCGTTTTATGCAGACTCAGTTACGGATACAACACCTAGCCGCATGGCAGAACTTGCGTATGAAGCGGGTATAGAAATGGCAAAGTTGCGCATAGAAGGCGACCAAGGCGACGCGGTGAATCACCCTGCTCATTACAAGGTAGGTGGAATAGAGACGATCGACTTCATTGAAGCTAAGAAGTTGAACTACAACATCGGCAACGTAATAAAATATCTGACACGTGCCGACCACAAGGGCAACCGCAAGCAAGACTTAGAGAAAGCCAAGTGGTACTTGGAACGTGAGTTAAGCACCATGTCCTAACATTTGTTAGGGAAACCACTAGCCACCTTCGGGTGGCTTTTTTACGTCTGTACTATTGACAAAGTAAAAAGTTATGATACTATCAAGACTTGAAAATAAATTGGAGTTAGTCATGAGGTATGAAGACGCAAGATTAGAAGACAACATATTACTTTGCCCCCAATGTGGCGGCAACAACTTACATCAACGTACAGTCACAGTCTTCAACCGCAATGAAGACGGCAAGCATACAGAGGTTACGTGTGTTCAAGCACACACTGACACATCGACTGTAATAGTTACTGACGAGACCACAAGCAACCCAAGCCCTAGGCGTCACGGCATGCTGATTGATTTTGAGTGTGAGATATGTTACGAGGTTCAAGAGGGCGAACCCGTACACGACAGATTAGTCCTAGCTGTGTATCAGCACAAAGGATTAACGCTGATCGAGTGGGTGAAGTAATGGCAACCACACCTGAAGCCAAGGTCAAGGCAAAGATCAAGGCAATCCTCAAATCATATAGAGCCTACTACGTTATGCCTATCGGTACTGGCTACGGCAACAGTGGCGTCCCCGACTTTTTAGTTTGCCTCAACGGAGAGTTCTTGGCGATTGAAGCCAAGGCGGGCAGGGGCGTGCCGACTGCGTTACAAGAAAAGAACATGCGTGAGATCAAAGAAGCAGGGGGCAGGGCTTTGGTCATCAACGAAGAGAGCCTTGAGTTAAACATACTTGAAGCCGTACTGGACAACATGCTATGACAGCCATTAGTCGTGCCGACCTACTCAAAGAATTGTTGCCCGGGTTGAATAAGTTATTCGGAGTAGCGTATGCAGAACGTAACCGCATCGAGTACCGCATGAAGTCAAACTATGGCAAATACAGTATCTACAAGTGGAACTACGTTGACGACAAGCGAACAAGCACAACCCTAGCCAAAGGCTTAGACAAAGAGACTGCCACAGGCATGATGAAACTATTAAAGGAACCAACATGAAACTGATTGAAAAGTTTATGCTCAAGCGTTGCTCTACCGAAGTACAGGTAATGCTCACACGCATGAAGGAACGACCCGAGGATTTCGACTACGGCTCAGCTTGGAAGAAGCTCGTTGAGATTGCCGACGATACACGTAGCCCGTACACAAAGATTGAGCGCAAGCTAATACTCAAGTACTGGAAAGAATGTCAGTTGCAGCGGGATCGTAAAAAGTTACTCGCTCAGATCATGCAACAGACAATCAACCCAACTACTCGAGAAGATATAGAGGATGGGTTAATTAGCAAGCGGTACGCTCAAGCACTAGCCGCATCAATGCAAGCCACAAAGCAAACATTACAAAGCAACATAACCACAGGACACACCGATTCACGTGGAATGTACACGACCCACGTTTACCCCACACAAGGCAGAGTAGTATGAACATATTAACGATTGACTTCGAGACATATTATTCTCGGGAGTTCTCGCTAACAAAAGTTACCACAGAGGAATACATTCGTAGCCCGCAGTTTGAAGCTATTGGCGTAGCCGTACAGGTAGACGATGGTGAGCCCGAGTGGTTCAGCGGTGATGGTGAAGCCATGCACCAGTTCCTCAAGAAGTTTGATTGGGCGAACTCTTTGGCGTTAGCGCACAACGCCCCGTTCGATGGAGCGATTTTGAAGTGGGTCTACGGACTCAGCCCCAAAGGTTGGCTTGATACTTTATCTATGGGTAGAGCCTTGCATGGTACGCAAGTAGGCGGAAGCTTAAAGGTGCTGGCAAGTTATTACAACATTGGCGAGAAGGGTACAGAAGTTGGTGACGCATTAGGTTTACGTCGTGCCGACTTCAGCCCCGAGCAGTTAGCAAGCTATGGTGAGTATTGCAAGAATGACGTAACCCTCACGTGGAATTTGTTTGGGCAGATGAGCAAAGGCTTTCCCGCAGTTGAGTTGCGCCTGATTGATTTGACTGTACGCATGTTCACCGAGCCAGTCTTGCAGTTAGATGCAAACAAACTTAGGATTCATTTGGATACAGAGCGAACCCGCAAGGAAGAGCTACTCGAAAACTTTGCAAGAGAAGACTTGATGAGCAACCCAAAGTTTGCGGCTACGTTGGTTGCGTTTGGTGTTGAGCCCCCAATGAAAGTCAGCCCCGCAACAGGTAAGCAGACTTATGCGTTCTCTAAAACAGACGAAGAGTTCAAGGCTTTACTCGAGCATGAGAACCCCGCAGTTCAATCTTTAGTGGCAGCGAGATTTGGTACTAAGTCTACGATAGAAGAAACAAGGACTGAGAGGTTTCTTGGTATTGCCAATCGTGGTGCTTTACCTATACCACTACGCTACTATGCCGCGCATACAGGGCGGTGGGGTGGTGATGACAAGTTGAACTTGCAGAACCTACCAAGGAACTCAATGCTCAAGGAGGCGATCATTGCCCCGAACGGCTACATGATGATTGATTCAGACTCATCACAAATTGAAGCCCGTACGCTCGCATGGCTTGCGGAACAGGACGACTTAGTTGACGCATTTGATCGGGGCGAAGATGTATACAAAATCATGGCATCTGCTATCTATGGCAAAGACGTCACGGAGATTACGAAGGACGAGAGATTCGTTGGTAAGACCACTATCCTTGGTTGTGGGTACGGTATGGGTGCGAAGAAGTTCCAAGCTCAACTCAAAAACTTTAATGTGGCGATTGACTTGGATGAAGCAACACGGATTATCGACACGTACCGCGCAACGTATCCGAAGATTACTGAGCTATGGAAGTCTGCGGCGTCAGCCCTCAAAGCTGTATTACAGAACCAACAGACTACGTTAGGCCGAGGCGGTGTCTTAAAGATAGATGGTAGCAGTGGCGTGCTACTACCAAATGGTTTGTACCTACGCTATCCCAACCTACGCATACTTCAGAACGACGAAGGTAAGTCTGAGCTGGTGTACGACACCAAGAAGGGCAAAGCAATTATCCCAACACGCATTTATGGTGGCAAGGTAATTGAGAATGTATGTCAAGCCTTAGCTCGCATCGTGATCGGTGAGCAGATGCTCTTGGTTGCAAAGAAGTACCGAGTCGTGATGACCGTACATGATGCCATCGCTTGTATTGTTCCGTACGAACAAGTTAAAACCGCTTTGGAGTACGTTGAGATGTGCATGCGCACCCGCCCGGATTGGGGCATGGAGTTACCACTAAACTGCGAAGCAGGATATGGGACAGATTATGGAGCATGCTAAAAAAGAGCCAAAAGTGCGGCTTGGTCAAGTTATTTCGTTTGCTATGTTGGCGGGATTACTTCCACACGACCAAGAAAATAAGTCGATTGATGAAATGGAAGTTCGCGGCGACTTTACCAGTCTGATGCAGTTTGCGGAACTAATATATCAAGACATAAAGGCTGACGAAGACTTTGAAGAGTTGTTAAAGAAAGGACTAGACGACCTATGACAGATGAAGAAAGAGAAATGGATTTGAACATTGCCGATTTGGAAGTTGAGAATCGGCTGATGAGAGCGCGTATAGATAGGTTGGAACGTGTTGAGTCTGCGGCTAAGGCCGTGGTGAATTCGTTTAGCAACAGCATTGATTACAACAGTTGGGATAAAGCACTTGATAGATTAGAAACCATATTAAAGGAAAAACCATGAAAGATAGCACCGAAATCCAAGCGTTCCCCGATGAAAGAAACTTTGGTATCAGCATACGCGATTATTTTGCGGCAAGAGCTTTGCAAAGTTTTCTAGCTGGGGATTACGATTTGTATCCACATGAAGCGGCACAAAAAGCGTACGCAATTGCGGACGAAATGATAAAAGCGAGAGAGGAATGACTTGGCCTTTCCCACCATTTCCAAACCCCAAGGACACGGGCAACCGAGTCCCTAAGTTCAACCCTGACAACCATGAGGACGCACCGCGATGAACAGAAAAGAGATTCTTGAAATTGCAAACGAAACCGGCATACAAGCAGAGCGTCAATACAACATCATAGATTTTGCTTCGCGTATAGCTGAAGCCGAACGCAAGGTGATGCAAGCCAAGATTGAAACCATATACGCCATGTACGAACTAGCAGTCAAGCAACGAGATTATCTGATGGATGAACAACGGGCGCAGGTTGCGGCTATGCGGGGAAGGATGCAATGAAACAAGAAGACATTATTCGCATGGCAAGAGAGGCGGGACTGCACTACTCCGGTAGGTGCACCCTTACAGGTATGGAAAGCCATATTGAACGCTTTGCCGCCCTTGTCGCCTCTGCCGAGCGTGAGGCGTGTGCAAAGGATTTAGATGATGCATCAGAAGCGGCAAAAGATGTTGACCCACAAGGGTTTGTCTGGAGAGCCGTTAAAGATTGTGCTGATGCCATCCGAGCAAGGGGACAAGCATGACTGACCTATTAGTTGACATGACCATTGAGATCTTGTTTGTTGTTGTACTGTCATTTCTGTTTGGTTTTATTTCAGCTTGGGTAAAGGATAAAAATAATGGATGACTGTCCAAACTGTGAGTACCATAGGAAACGAGCACAACTATGGCGCGAGGAAGCTTACAAGCTATCAGGGCATCCGTTGCCTGATTATTTACCCACTGTACGTAACGACGTACTAGAAGAGGTAGCTAAGGAGTTTGAAAAGATGAAGCCATTTGGCGACACCGCCGCATCGTTTGCTGTATTTGTACGGAGCATGAAGCGATGATTAAATACGACGGCTACGACGAAGCGATCATTGGGCCCGCAAGCATTTGGCGTGACAGTACGCAAGTATCTGTATTAGTATATGACGCGGAGAAAATACGGGAAGTCCTTATGCGAGACGGCATGGATGCCGAGGAAGCACGGGAGTTCATTGAGTTCAACATTGAAGGCGGCTACTTAGGAATTGAAACCCCTGTGCTAGTTTGGCCTAACGATATATGGGATGAAGAATGAGTATTGTTTGGTCATTCAGTAGCCTGAAAACATTTCAGCAGTGCCCTAAGAAGTACTACCACACCAAGATAGCCAAGGATATTGTTGAACCCGATACACAGGCAACACTGTATGGAAAGACAGCGCATACTGTAGCCGAGGAATATATTAGGGACGGAACCCCGATCCCTGAACAGTTTGCGTATATGCAAGCTACCTTAGATGTTTTAAAAAGTATCCCGGGGGATAAGTTATGCGAAGTAAAACTTGGGTTGACGAAGAACTTAGAGTCGTGCGACTTCGATGCTCCGGATGTATGGTGGCATGGGGTAGCGGATTTGGTGATTATCAATCGGACGACAGGGACAGCACACTCCATAGACTACAAGACAAGCAAGAGTGCGAGATATGCGGACGTGAAGCAACTCGATCTTGTCGCTTGTGGATTATTCGCCAAGTTTCCGGAGATCAAAAGGGTGAAGTCGGCTCTATTGTTTGTAGTCAGCAAGGAATTCGTGAGGGCGATTCACCACTCGGAGATGATGCCAAAGTACATAGAACCCGCCGCCCGAGACGTAGCAAGAATTGAGGCGGCATTAGACAACGGGGTATGGAACCCCATCCAAGGCCCACTGTGCAAGTTCTGCTCAGTGCGGGAATGTGAATACAACAGGAACTAAAGTATGGCTAACGAGTTCGAAGATAAAGTTGCAGAGGTGAAAGCCAACTACCCCGACCTGACCCAGTTTGGTTTTGGTGGGGAAGGTGAGATTCGCATGGAAGCCGTAAACCTCTGCGCCGAGTGGTTGCTTGAGCATGATGGGCTTGACCGACGCAAGACTATAAACATGGGTTTCAGCAGTTACGCACTAAAGCATGCTGTGGAACGTGACAAGGATACGTATATAGCTAACGGCGAGTTCATTTGCGCGGCTCTAGCACTTGGTTACAAGATGCGGAGACCAAAACACAAAACCGCTAACGCGTTCTTTAACACTAAAAACTTTTTAAGGAACTAATATGACACAAATGCCCAATGACGAAATAGACACAGCCCTGATTCTTGAAAATGAACTTAAACGCAGGGTGCGAGAGGTTGCAATTAAGATTGTGAACGAAGAAGTAGCTAGGCAAATGGGGGTGATTTTTGCCGAGCAGAAAGCTAAAATGATGATGGAGATCAGTATTAGCATCGGGCAGATGTTAAACCTGATACAGAAAGAAGACCGCAAGCCTTTATGGGAAGCTAGCCCCGAAGACTTTGGCTTAACCCGCGAAGAGCTTAACCGCTCACACATAGAAAAGGATACTGACCATGCCCTACGTAAACAAACCCCGACCATATAAAAAAGAATATCAGCAGCAGATTGCTCGTGGTGAAAGCCCAGATCGTTTAGAGCGTCAGCGTGCTAGAGAAGGTATAGATAAAAAGAATGCAGACAAAAACAAAGATGGACGTGCTGACGTCCGCGAAGGAAAAGATGTTGCTCACATCAAAGCACTATCTAAGGGTGGCACAAACGGGAACGGAGTCAAACTTCAAACCCCATCAGCCAATCGCTCGTTCAAACGTGGCTCAAACCACAAAGTCGTATCAGAAATAAGCACCAAGGAACGTAAGAAAAAATGAACCTATCAGAATATACGTGGCCTCGTCCCCCGGGGTTCACGCCGTTCGAACATCAGAAGACAACAGCAGAGTTCCTTACAACAAACCGCAAGGCGTTCTGCTTTAACGAGCAAGGTACAGGTAAGACAGCATCAGTAATTTGGGCAGTCGACTACCTCATGACCCTTGGATTAGTGAAGCGTGTATTAGTGATCTGCCCTCTGTCGATCATGAAGTCGGCTTGGCAGAATGATTTGTTTAAGTTTGCAATACACCGTACCGTATCAGTCGCTTATGGAGCCGCACGTAAGCGCAAAGAGATTGTGAGTCTTGGTGCCGAGTTCGTTGTCATTAACTTTGATGGTGTTGGCATCGTTAAAAAAGAAATTATGGCGGGTGGGTTTGATCTCATCGTAGTAGATGAAGCGTCAGCCTATAAGAATGCGCAGACCGAGCGTTGGAAAGACCTGCGTGACCTAACAAAAGTTATCAAAGGTCTGTGGATGCTGACTGGTACGCCTGCCGCGCAATCGCCTGTGGATGCTTACGGATTGGCAAAGCTTGTGAACCCCAAGGGCGTGTCGCCTTTCTTTGGTCAGTTCCGAGACACAGTGATGATGAAGCTCACTATGTACAAGTGGATACCTAAGCCGACGTCACAACTCATTGTGCATAAAGCACTGCAACCCGCCATTCGGTTTGAGAAAGCCGACTGCCTTGATTTGCCGCCCGTTACATTTGTTGAGCGAGATGCACCATTAACACCGCAGCAGTTAAAGTTCTACAACATACTGAAGAAGCAGATGCTGATTGAGGCCGCTGGTGAAGAGGTATCAGCAGTTAATGCTGCCGTACAAATTAACAAACTCTTGCAAATAGCTGGAGGTGCGGTGTATACGGATACGCACGAAGTAGTTGAGTTTGATGTGAGTAGTCGGCTCAACGTGGTGCAAGAGGTTATTGAAGAGTCAAGCCACAAGGTGCTTGTGTTCGTTCCGTTTACGCATACGATTGAATTACTCGAGAAGCATTTAGTAAAGCACAACATTACATGCGAAGTAATTAACGGCTCGGTCTCTGTAAACAAACGCTCCGATATTGTCAAGCAGTTTCAAGAGCAACCAGAACCAAAAGTATTAATCATTCAACCGAAGGCGGCATCACACGGGTTAACACTAACCGCCGCTAACACAATCATTTGGTATGCTCCATGCACAAGTGTTGAAACGTACTTGCAAGCCAACGCACGTATCGACCGCCCCGGGCAAGTCAACAACATGACTGTGGTACACATCAAGGGTAGCCCTATTGAGGCCAAGATGTACACGATGCTTCAGGGCAACATAAACAACCACCAAAAAGTAATTGATCTGTACAAGCAAGAAATTTCTTCGGAAACTCTTGACAATGTAAAAAGTTAGAGTACACTTGTATTTGTGTGGCAGTGGTGGGTATCGGGTTAGCGCCGATACATGCGCTCCATTGTTGTTAGGACGAAACACTGCTTCATGTGAACTGCTACTGTCACACACTTAACCATTAGGAGAATTAGATGGACGAAGAAGTCAAGGATAGAGTTACCCCCTTAGATTTGGACAAGCTGACCACAATCTATATCAAGATCAGAGACAAACGTGCCGACAACAAACGCATGTTCGAAGCTGAAGACAACGATCTCAAAGAGCAGATGGAAGTGTTAGAAGCACAGATGCTCGATGTATGCAAAGACATGAATGCTGATAGCATTCGCACCCCACACGGCACAATTATTCGCTCGGTAAAGTCACGGTACTGGACGAATGATTGGGATTCAATGTACGACTTCATAGAGGAGCACGGTGCATTTGGCCTGTTAGAGAAGAGACTTCATCAAACAAACATGAAGGAGTTTTTATCTGAGAATCCCGAAGTTCTACCACTTGGTCTCAATGTGGAGAATTCTTATTCCGTGGTAGTTAGACGTTCAAAGGAAAAATGAAATGAGTAATCTCACAATCATCAACGAAGACTTGCCCGACTTCCTGCAATCAGCAGGTGTCAGCGCACTTACAAAACAACTCGCCGGTAAGACTGGCGTTAAGCGCATTGTGCCCAAAAACGGAATCTTCCGTAAGACGGTTGGTGGTGAAGAGATGGGGAAGGTCAAGGGTAGCCTAGACGTCATCATCGTTAACGCATCCCCTGCTGTGGGTCGTATCTTCTATGCAAAAGCATGGAGTCCCGATGCTGAGCCAACTGCGCCCGACTGCTTCTCTAACGACGGACGCACACCTGATGCCGGAGCCGAGAACCCACAGTCTGAGCGTTGCGACAACTGCCAACAGAACATCAAAGGTTCAGGCATGGGCAACTCTAAGTCTTGCCGGTACTCACGCCGTATTGCTATGGTGTTGAAAGAGGATTTCGGTACTTCACTTGAAGGCGAAGTCTATCAAATGAACTTGGCTTCTAAGTCATTGTTCGGTGAAGGCGCGGGTGAAAACACTCACACCTTTGAAAACTACTCTAAGTACTTGTCCAACAACGGCAAGAGCTTGGACTACGTTGTTACGCAGATCAGCTTCAACGAAGAGAACGACAACCAATCTGTGTTGTTCACGCCGACTGGCTACATTAACAAAGCGCAGTACGCTGTGACTAGCGAAGTAGCTAAGAAGCCTGACGTGCTGAAGATGGTCGTTATGACACCATACCAAGCTGATATGGCGGGCAAGCAAGCTAAGTTAGAAGCACCAGCCCCTAAAGCCGCCGCGCCTAAAGTTGAGTCTCCGATTGAAGAGCCGACTAAGCGTGAAAAGAAAGCTGAACCTAAACCCACAGTTAAGAAAGACCTTGACTCTGTGGTGAAGGCTTGGAGCGACGAGGAGTAAATATGTCCTATGGTTACAGCCAACGCTTAGTTGACTTCATTAAAAACGATAATTCTAAGTCGTTGGATGTGGCTTTAGGAAAGTTCATACTCCGTAACAATATTCCGGTCGCCGAAGTATCAGAAGCTCTAGGGGTAAGTCGAATGACGATTTACAACTGGCTGACCAAAGATACCCACCCCTCAAGAGAAAACGGTGTTCGGATTATTGGATGGATGAGAACCTACAAAAAAGCCCAAAGAAAAGCAAAAGAAAAAAATGTCCCACTTTGATCTACTTAACACAGTACTGCCACCGGAAGGGCGCTACTGTGTGATGGGGATTGGTAAGTATCCTGACCAGAATTTTGTAGATACTAAGGAAGAGGTTGAAGAGCTAGCGCAGCGATTTGTTTCACGAAAGATTGACGTATTCTTTGGATGCGCCAAGTATGGTTCGTTAGATAACCGCACCCATGAAAATGCTAAATACTTCCGTGCTCTGTGGATGGACATTGACTGTGGCCCAACCAAAGGTGTACCCGATAAAAAAGGCATTATCAAAGGCTATCTCGATCAGCAAACCGGACTCGATGAGTTCAAGAAGTTCTGCATTGCGGTCGGCTTACCAAGACCAATACTAGTAAGTTCTGGTTACGGCATACATGCGTACTGGCTACTAGAAGAAACAGTGTCTCGCCGAGAGTGGGAGCCACTAGCCAATCGGCTTCGTGAGTTGTGCGTTGAGCAAGGGTTGATTGTGGACTCCTCAGTATTTGAGGCTTCACGTATCCTGCGCATCCCCGGCACATTTAATTTCAAGCAGGAAGAGCCCAAAGAGGTAACAGTACTAAATGAACTGACGCCTCGCATGACATACCAAGAAGTTAAAGACTTGCTTGGTGCGCCTGAACCAAAGGACGATGTACCCGATTTCATTCCGCGCTCAATGAGCCCGATGATGGAAGCACTCATGGGTAACAAGGTCAAGCGGTTTAAGACGATCATGATGAAGGGTGAAGGTGGGTGCGCCCAACTTAATCACTGCTTTGAAAACCAAAACGACATTGAAGAACCACTGTGGCGCTCCGCTCTTTCTATTGCAGCTTTTTGCGTAGATGGAGACAAGGCCGCACATAAACTGTCGAACAAGCATGAGAGCTACGATGCCGTAGAAGTTGACAACAAAGTTAACAACCTACGTAGTAAAGGTGGCCCACATCACTGCGCGACATTTGCAAAACTCAATCCGCAAGGTTGTGAGGGTTGCATCCATAGAGGCAAAATTAAATCGCCCATCATGCTCGGTGTTGAGATTGAACAAGCCGAAGCAGAAGATAACGAATATGCCGTCGAAGATTCAGACGGTGAGGTTGAGATACAACATATACCAGAGTACCCATTTCCATTCTTTCGTGGGAAGAAGGGTGGTGTCTACATTCGCCCTGAGAGCGAAGATGACGAAGCCGAGCCAAAACTTGTGTACGAGCATGACTTGTACGTGGTCAAACGCATGCGTGACCCTGAGCTTGGCGAGATAGCTTTGTTTCGTTTGCACTTACCGCACGATGGTGTCAGAGAGTTCAGTATCCCCACGATGGGTATCTCTTCACCTGATGAGTTGCGCAAACAGTTGGCACACAACGGAGTTGTAGCCCACAAGTCACAGTACGAATTGCTTGCAAGGTATGTTGTTTTCTTTATTAAAAATTTGCAATACATTAAAAAGGCAGAGACCATGAGAACTCAGTTTGGTTGGGTCGAGGGGAACAGCAAGTTCATCCTTGGCGATCGGGAGATTACAAAAGACGGAGTGTTTTACAGCCCACCGTCAAGCGTTACAAAAGATATTGCCGGAAAGTTAGTTACCAAAGGCTCGATGGAGAAGTGGAAAGAAGCGTTCAATATGTACGCTAGGCCGGGGCTTGAACCCCATGCGTTTGCCGCACTCACGGCATTCGGCTCACCACTGTTGAAATTTACAGGTCTTGAAGGCGCGATCATTAACGTGATTCACCCTGAGTCTGGTTCGGGGAAGTCGACAGCATTGTTTATGTGCAACAGTGTGTATGGTGAACCCAAAGGGTTGACCTCTATGTACAAGGATACGATGAACGCAAAGATGCACCAGCTCGGCGTAATGAACAACTTGCCCAATACCATTGACGAGATTACCAACCTTAGTGGCATGGAGTTCTCTGACTTGGCGTACAGCATCAGCCAAGGCCGGGGCAAAAACAAAATGAACGGGCAGACTAACACGTTGCGTATTAACAATACTAGCTGGCAGGGCATGACTTTATGCTCGGCAAACGCCAGCTTCTATGAAAAGCTAGGTGTGGCAAAGAGTACGCCCGATGGTGAGTCCATGCGTCTGCTTGAGTACAAGATTGAACCCAACAGCATCATTGATGTGCAAGAGGGTAAACAGATGTTTGACCACCAACTGCGCGAGAACTTTGGGCATGCGGGCGAAATCTACATCCAGTGGCTTGTCAATAACTTGGAAGAAGCAATAGCTTTGATGCGCAAGATTCAGGCTAGGCTTGATAAGGAAGTTCAGTTCAATCAGAAGGAGCGTTTTTGGTCAGCTGTTTCTGCGTGCAACATAGCTGGTGGTTTGATTGCGTCTCAGTTGGAACTGCACAACTACGACATGAAGGCGGTATACGAATGGCTCAAGGGCATGCTTGGGGAGATGCGGTTTGAGATTCAAGCACCAAACTCAACACCCGTAACAATCCTTGGTGAGTTTGTTAACGCCCACATTATTAATGCTTTAGTTGTAAACGGTGAGGTCGATGCTCGTAGTAACCTGCAGTCCATGCCCATGCTCGAGCCCCGTGGAGAGCTACTCATACGCTACGAGCCAGATACCAAAGAACTCTTCATTGCGGCCAAACAATTTAAAGATTTTTGCGTGAAACAGCAAATCAACTACAAGACCACCTTGAAAGAATTGGGTAACGCCAAAATCTATTTAGAGGGTGTGAACAAACGAATGTCCAAGGGCATGAAGGTTGTATCTCCCGCAGTACGGGTGTTGAAGTTTGACGCATCTGCCGCCGAGTTCTTACAGATGGATGCCTTTGTAGCTAAAGATGAAAATCGAGACGGTGACGTATCAGATTGACTGGTCTAAATTCCGGCGCGGTTATTCTTTCTTTGTACCTTGCATTGACGAGAAAGCCGCCCGGGAAACAATTGCGGCAATAAGTAAACGGCTAAAGATGGCTACTGTTACGAAAGTAGTTATAGAAGAGGGCATAAAAGGTTTGCGGGTGTGGCGAGTTTAGGCTACACTGAAACCACTGTCATGAAGTCCTTGGTTGAGTTTTCCACTCTCCTCTTATCCCCAGCTAATCACTGGGGATTTTTTTCGGCCTTACGTTTAGCCGCCATCTCTTCGGCTCGGCGATCTAAGCGGTCTCGCAATTTATCTGCAGGTTCCCCAATAATTGAAACATTTTTTTCTGTAATAGCTACACCGGCGCGAGAACTTGCACGTTGTTCAGCTCTTGCAAGAAGTGAATCATAGATTGCATCGGCATCAAGCCCAAACGCTGGGTACTTCTTATTAAACTTGGCCACTTCGTTTTCAATGATGTCTTGGAACTTATCGTCCCCTGCATCAGTTTCTTTACGGCGTTCAAAATCAAGTCTGTTCAACAACAAGTTGCGTTGGTTATTAATTTTTTGTTCGATACCAGAATATTTAAACGCTGGCCCTTGAGTAGCCGCAAGGATGTCAGGACGGAAGCCAATGGCTTGACCAATTATTTCACCCGTCTTTACATCGTCTTTACCGACTAGCTCAACACCACGACCGGTCTTCATGCCTTCATCTGCGTATTTGTTAGCAACCACAAGATTACGGACTACAGCGGGAAGCATGCGCTCCATCATCTTCTGATAGTCACCCATTGCGTAGGCATCGTAGGCGTCGGCAAAACCAAGTAACAGACTTGCGGTTGGGCCACCAAAGTGGTCTAGCATAAAAGCAATTGCGCTTTCCCTAGAAGTCTTAGTCTCTTTACTATCTCGGCCCCATAGATCGGCTAGTCCAACACGCGAAGCAATATCTTCTCCAGTGATTGCATTTAACGGGCCACGAGCAATTAGGTCGCTTACGGGTACACCACCAAGCTTGACGTCACCTAAGTTCTCAGGAAGGAATACTTCAAAGAACCAAGTTTTAAAGTCAATGTCTTTAAGTTCTTCAGGCCAATCTTCATCAAGCTCTAATTGACCCCAAGCCCACCCAGCGAGTCCCATAATAGGATTGATTAGGGCCATGTTTGCCGCACCCGCAAGGAGGAAAGAAGTGCCCATCATGCCGAACAACTTAGTGGCTGCTTCTTTTTTGCCTTCTTTATTAAGGAAGGGGAGCATCTTCTTAAAGTTAGTTAGCATCAGCAAAGACATCTGCAATGGATACGTCTTAAACTGGAACGCAATCTTACCAATACCCTGTTGCATAAACCGTGGACGGTTTGTAATGTCGTAGTTACCAAGTGCTTCGTTAGTAGAGTCAACAGCTTTCTGGACAGCAGTGTCGTAGTCAAGCCCTTGCTTCTTACCTAATCTATACGCAGCGAGGTAGACGGCCTCACGACTTAAGCGCTCAGTGTTGTGCATCAAAGCGCCGACCATCAAGTTTGCAAGACGCTTACCTTTACCTACGACACCTTCAAACTGCTCGGTGGACATGCTCTTGTAGCCCCACACCAAGGAGGCATAGGTTGACTCAGATACACCGCGTGACGTCATCTCACTAATTGCTTTGCGCTCATCAGCAGGGAGGGTTTTATTATTTGCAATACTTGGCGCAGAGATAGAGGTTGTGCCGTCTGGGTTAGGGCGGAACACGCTGTACTGATTGACTAACGTAGCCATCTTTGCAAGTTCAGTAGCCGCACCGGTAACGTTGTTGTAGTTACCACCAAGCACAGGTAAGCCGGAAATGAATACGCTAGAAGGCTGAATCAAAGCCGACGCAGCAGAAGACAGGTACCAGAAGTAAGACGCTTTGTTTGCTATACCAGCAACGGATTCACTTAGTGAACCGTGAGCGCCAGATAGCGCCATGTTGACACGCTTCTCAGCTTCTTGCACAAACGGAGACAACTCTTCACGTTCCCCAATTGAGTCACGCGCCTCTGATAATGCAAGGCGAAGTTGTGGCGCATACTTTAGGCGTGCCAACTGAATGGATTGCTTAGAAGCAGTAGTTGCAATGTTTTGCTGTAAGTCTGTGCTAAAACCAGCCCGACCCTTACGATGGGTAAACTGCCTACGGAAAGATTGCTCAGGCATTGTGGTCAGATAGATTTGGTAAACCGCATCTTTTAAACCTTCTTTAGCTTCGGGCGAGCCCATGTCTTTGGCATCAATTGCCGCAAAAACTTCCTTGAGCATTGTGCTAGCGTCCTGTGATGCGGCGCGTAACTCTTTCAAGTCATTACCTTGCACAAACTCTTTATCGGCTACTAGCTCAGCTAGGGATTTACCTCGCTCTGCCGCCATTTGTTTAGCCGCTTCGTTGCGCTCTGCGCGGGTCTCAAACAAATAAAATTGACGGTTGTCACCAGAACCAATAGCTAAGAAGAAATCACCACGGCGCACCAACGGGAAGAAAGGCCTAATCCGTGACTCGGCTTCAAACGTCTTACGCAAGACAGCCATCAAGTTTTTCTTTTCCTCGGGGGACATGCCCTGCATGTTGCCTATTTGCTCATCTAATATGTCGGAGTACAACTCAATGATTGACTCATAGTAATCCCGCAACTGCTTGTACATGCGTTGACCAACAGAGCCGAGTGCTTTGTAGTCGGCATCAAGTTGCTTGCTACGTATACGGGTGTTGGTATCAGACGGGTCTACCTCTGCTAACGTAGTGCCGTACACAAAATCTGCAAACTGCTTGCGGCTAAGCTTAGGGTCTTCTTTGAACCCGCGATTCATAGAATCAATAACTCGTTCAGCGCCAACCAAGAATTGCTGAGACATACCCAACATACGCTGCAGTTGAGTGTTAGCTTTGTTTAGCGCAGGTATACCCGCATCAGCGGCCCACTTAGCCAAGAAATCAAACGTGGGAAGGCGCACAGTAGCTTCTAGTCTTGTATATCCTAGGTCGCTAGTTACGTTAGCCAAGATTTGGCGTACCGCTTTGGGGTCACGTGCCAACTGCATTAGCTCAACATTCTTAGCCGCGTCGCCCTCATTAGACAAGCGCACTTTTTCTTTTGCGATCTTTACGTCTCTGGCAAGCTGAAGCGCAGAACGCTGCACTTTACTGTCGGCTTCTTCGTTGAACTCGGGAGGAGTGAACTTGCCCTTTTGTTGGAGCGAAGTTCTTTTCATTTCAATTGCTGTAAGCCGTGTGCCAAGCATCTTGTCAGTAATGTCGACCAGATCAGAGAACGCAGTAGCATCACCTTGCTTGATACCAAACAAGTCACGAATGCTATTAACAAATGTAGAGAACAGGGTCGGCTCTTTGCGCGTGCCCTTTACGCGCATCAAGAACTTTTGGAACTCGGGGCTAGACATGCCGTAAGCCAAGAACTCGTAGGGGTTCTTAAATATGTCGTAGCTGTCTGTTTTGGGGTCGTAAGTTCTACTGACAATATCGTTAACGTCTTCGTCAACCATATCAAGATACGCCAAGTCTTTGTACTCTTGCTCGGCACGCTTCATTATGTCGCCCATCTCACGGATGAACTTCTGAAGACTGGCGTTTCTAAAACCTTTTAGTAGACCTGCTTGAATACGACTAGCTGTAGCTGCGTGCAACAATTCGTGTAGCACTGTTATGTTATTTATGCCTTGTAGGTCTCCGAAGCTACTACCACGCACGTATACAGTACGTTCTTTCTGGCCCGGCGTATAAACAAAAAGTCCACGCGCTTCTTTTAGCTCTTCAAGAATATTGGCCGGGGTTGCATCACCCTTTTCAACAACCACAAACTTAACACCAACCATAAAGTTGCGGATGCGCTGCGCAACAAAACGTTGGAACAAATTGCCAGTCTTAATGATTTGCGCAATTGCCTGTGAGCCGGTGGTTAAATTGTTAAATCCTGTGTCGGGCTTATCTACTCTACCTGCGGCAGAACGTAGCTTTTTGGGGATGTCCTTTGGATCAACGTCGTCCTCAAGCATCTGCTTGGCACGTTTACGCACTGCTTCGGGCGCAGTTTTATCATTGGCAGCGTCATTAATATATTCTGCTGCACCTTGGATTTTGTCTCTACTACCGGGTGAGTTGTACGCCTCAAGCGCCGACTCTAAAGCGTTAAGCTCTACTTTAGTTTCTTGGTCTAAATCAACAGCGCCATCTTCTGACACAGCTTTAGCTGGTCGGCCTCGACCCGTAGATGCAAGTGCTTTATCAAGCTCAGCTTGGAACTTAGCAACTTTTACAGGATCGTTTTTATCCTGTGCTTTAGCCAGATTGACAGCCGCAGTTGCTTGCTTCTGGGTATCGTAAGTTTCAGTTACTTCGCCATCGGTAACGTGCTCGTGTTTACCCTCGGAGTTTTTAACAACTACGTGCCTTTGCTGGACAGGTGGCCGACCACGAGTCTTACCGGTTACTGCTCCGGCTGGTGATGCTTCTTGTCCTTCTTGCGTTGTTTTGATGGCTTCAATGGTTTCAGTGCCAAGTTGGGCTCCTTCAGTTTCAGTGGGTGGGTTAAGTCTGTTAAGTTCTTCGTCCGTTATCGTTACGGTTTTAGTATTTACTCTATCCCCGTTGTCATCAACACCATCAGGGTGGTTACTTACATCGACTTCAAGTTTATAAAGCGTTGGTTGCCCACGTTTTTCTTCTACACCAACTACTTTTGCAGGCGCTCCGGCAAAAGCTGATTGAACTACTTCCGCGCCGGGGTAAAAATACGTCCAAGGTTTACCATCCTGTGTGGTAACAAGCCTGTCCTTTGGTGTTTCTTCTACTGCGGCTGGTGCAACTACTTCTGCTGCCTGCTCAACGGGTGTTTCAGCGGGTGTTTCCGCAGGTGCTACTTCTAATGTAGTCGGCTCAACTGCTTCTCCAACAGGAGCTCCTGCAACATCCTGTCCAGTAGATACCACTCCACTTGGCTCAGTGACTCCAACTCCTGCGGCGGGGGGCTCTGCACTGGGCTGTCCAGCCACCTCAACGCTTTCTCCACTTGGAGTACTGATAGGCTCAGCAATATCTGCTGTTCCTCTTGTTTCGTTCTGCGCAAGCTCATCTGATTGTGACTCCTCTTGGGCTAGCCTTTGTGCGTCAAGTACCGCCTGTTGTGGGTCAACACCAGCGGCAATTAAATCTTGTGTGATCTGCTCAACACGACCTTCAGGTATCTTAATAGATGCAGTTTTAGCTTCGGCCTTTAACTCTGCATCAACTTTACGCGCAGCAATATTCCCCGCGTTGGGTTCGGGTATACCCTGCTGTAGATTAATTTCGGTAAGCGCGGCAATCCGCTCGGCACGAACCTGTTCAGGTGTAGTTGCTGTTGTTTGCGTAGCAGGTGGAGGGGGAGGCGCTGCCTCAAACAACTCAGAGCTTAGGTCTTTGCCCTTGGTGGTTTTAGCATCGGCCTTAGTTTCTTTGCCAAATAACTCAGAGCTTAGGTCTTTACCTTTAGCGCCACGGTTACGCGCACCTGTAGCTACTTCCGCAAGGCCACCGGGGAGGTCTGCTAAACCTTCAACAATTATGTCTAGGGGTTTGTTCTCGCCTGTCAGTACTTGACCGCCAGCCTCGCCAGCCATACCGGAGCCAACCTGAACGCCAGCTTCTTTTGCGCCAGCCGTGACCGCCGCTTTGCGTGATATACCAGTTCCCGCTGTTTTAAGTGCGCGAATAAACCGACCAGCAAAACCAGCCGACAACGCATCAAAAGCAGCAACGGGAATGCCTCGCTTTACGCCATACTCACGGGCTTCAGAAATAAACTTAGGGTCTTCTAAAAGTTTTTGTACAGCAGCTACGTTTGAGGTATCTACTTTTCTTTTCTCTAAAAGTTCACCAATTGCCGAACCAAACTCAGTGGCAAAAGAAGTTGCACCAGAGGCAACCGCAAGACCCGGGGGCCCCGCTGCAATACCTGCGCCTACGATAACAGGCACAGTTTGTAAGGTAGCAACGGCAGACTCACCAATTAGAGAAGCTAGGGCTTTCCAGTTCTTTGGCTTGATAACTTCTTTAGCTACGTCACCAAAACTTCCAGTTTCGTTAGCTTCTTGCAAGCGCTCCAGCCCTGCAGCTACATTACCAGAGGGTTTAATTTGCTTCTGTCGGCGAGCTAGGTCACTAATGCTCTCAGCATATTCTTTAGCGGTAATTGCCCCAGACTGAAATTTTAAAGCCTCTCGGGTTCCTTCCGCCTGAAGCAAGCCACGTTTGCCTACGTTTGCAACTTCATCAGTGGCTGACGGTTCAGCAAATAAGTCCGCGCTTAAATCCCGACCCTGTTTAGAAGGTGCCGGTGTGGGAAATAACTCAGCGCTTAAATCACGACCGGCCATAAATTACCTCTTTATTTGACAGTGTAGCCTTTGGCCTTTAATGCGTCCATGACTTCTTGTCTTGTTTTTCCGCTTGCCGTTACAGTAGCATCAACGTCTGCCATAGATATTACCTTACTTGTGGCAGTTGGTTTTGCGGCGGCGGCAGGTGCTGCGCTTGATTTTGCGGGGGTAGCTTCAGCAGCTTGAGGGTTGTTTGTAATCCATTTTCTCTTAAATTGATTTTCCGCTGCTTCTACACCGCCCGCAGCTTCAACAGCTTTTTTCCACTCGCGGTTATTCATAAGCTTATGTTTATCAAGCGCTTTGTTGGCCTCAATATTTTCTTTAGATGTAAGCGCTTCTTGTTGTGCGCCAAGTTTATTGGAGCCGCTTTCACTAGTAGAGAACGAAGTTCTTGTCTTTGCCGCAGCGCGGGTTAGTGCGTCCACGTCTGCTTTGTTCTCTTTGGTCGGGTTTTTGGCGTATGCAAGTTCCGCCGCAGCCAATTGTTCAGCCAATTTAGGGCCACTACCAGCACCTTTGTTTACGGGGCGGTTAGCAGCCCGATATACATCAGAATCCAGCTTAGCCAGAGCTTGAGCTTTGTTCAGTTTAAATCTATTAGCATCGGCTTTTTCTTTACGCGCAGTTTCGGCTGCGGCTTGAGCACCACGAATGTCACCCATGCGTTCTTTGCGCTGTGCGTCGGCGAGAGAGAACTGCATACTCTCAATAGATCGTTGCTCGGCTAAGCCAGCACGTTTTACCTCACCCATTTGTTGCGCAAATACAGGGAAAGCTTTTGCTGCGCCACGGGCTAGGGTGTTACCTTCAAGAATAGCTCCAGCGGCAGCTAGCAAAGCTAGACCTTCCCCTTGACTGTTATTCTTGCTCTGTGCGTCTTCTCGTTCTTTAAGACGTCTATTAGCAGGTGCGTAAATGTCGGGCCCAGCGTTTCTCTTAGCAAAATCAAGGGAGTCTTGACGAATTTTATTAAATTCATCTTGGCTTAAACCTTCATCTTTCATACCCATAAGTTCTGCACGTGACTGCTGAACGTTTCTAGACGCTAAACTTCTCTGGTCGTCTGTACCACCGTCATCTTCCATAAGATTGCCTTCAGCATCGGTCTTACGGCCTTGTGAGTCAGAGTAGCCAGTGTCTGAGGTTTCGCGCTGGTACTCTTCCTCGGTCTCGCCACCTAAATTAAACGCAACAATACCGCCCGCAGCGTAGTTTTCTTCGGGGGTGTACATACCAGCTAAACCGCCAGAGGCTGCTTGCATAGGGGGAGCTTGTGGGGCACGTTGTTGTGGCATCTGACCTGCGGGTGCGCCCATAGGAATCATTCCAGCCAAACCTTGTGGGGGTGCGGGGGGAGCCAAGTTTTGGGCGAGGATAGAAGGGGCGGAAGTTGGCTGTTGTGCTTTACCCGCCATGTCCATCATGTCGGCTTCTTTAACCAAGCGCAATGCGTTTAATGCAGTGTAAGAGTCTAACTTGGGGTCAGGACTTTGACCCATTACCGCAGCGCGAAGCATGTCGGGTTGTTTTCTATACCGTGCGGCATAGACAGATGCCATATCAATTGCCATGATATTTCCTTAGACCAAGTTGTTCAAAGCAAGTGCGCCAAGACCGCCACCGTTAGACATAGCCACACCGCCATTAGCACCGCCCCAAAGCTTGCTAACACCCGCCGCGCCAAGACCCAGAGCAGTAATATTCTGTGCTGTAGAAGGAGGAGCTTGGTACACGGAAGCGCCGGTCTGAGTCAATGGTACGCCACGGATAATATCGGACATAAACGACAGATTTTTGTACGGGTAGTTTTGGGCGTTGGTAAAGTCTTGATATTTTGTATCAATATCTTTTTGCATCTGCGCTTGTTGTTGCAAGCCGTATTGGTTTTGCAGTGCGTTAATGCCCATGTTCTGCTGGTACTGCTGTTGGCCTAATTGACCCAAGCCTTGAGCACCGGACAAAGCCGTCTGTAAACCTTGCAAGCCTAGACCCGCACCAAACTGTTGCTGTTGGGCGTTAAGTTGTTGGGCCGCTTGGTTCTGCGCTTGAGATTGATTGAACTGTTGCTGAGCCTGTTGATACGCAGCTTGTAGGCCTTGGGCAGAAATGTCGCCTTTTTGACGGGCTAAATTACCGGCTGCTTGAGAACGCATTAAGTAATCACCGCTGCCACCAAACGCACCTGATTTAGCAGCTTGGGCACCCTGAACTTGTTGGGCAATTCCAGCTTGGCGTTGAGCGTCCGCTTGTTGGCGTGCAACAACTGTGTCCATATAAGGAGACATGTACTGACCGACTGCGCCTGTACCAGCTTGAAATTTACCTTGCGCGTCGTAACTCGGCGCTGCATTTGTACCGCTTGTAAATTGCTGTGCTTCGTATGGGTTAAACGTGTACTGTGTATTAAGTGCGCCAAGACCAGCTTGGCCAGCCATGGCAGTTGCATCTTGCAATTGACCTTGAGGTTGCATTAACGCCGCATTCTCATAAGACATCTGCTGCAGTGGAGAGAACTGCGCATTACGCTCACCCTGATACTGCATGTATGGGTTGTACTCAACATCAGTCAACGCTTGGGCTTGACCTAATAAAGTTTCCGCATACGGTGCAATTTGGGACGCAAAGCCCGTTTGATATTCTGTTACTGAAGATGGAGTTGTAGCCATGTCTATTCCTTATGCGGGAAGATGTTTGTCGGCACGGCTGTTCTTAGCCACTTTGCCTTTACCGATTGAACCTTTGCGGGCAGCTTGAACTCTGTCCATCATTGCGTATAGCTTGCGTGCGCCAGCTTCGGTTGAGCCATTACCCAACTCAGACACAATACGTGCAGGCACTACAAATTCACCGTCGGCCAAACGTGCGGGGCGCTTGTTACCAATCGTTGCGGGGATAGAGTCAGATACGCCATCACCGGGGCCGCGCAAAAGTCTACCGCCGTCAGAGTAACCACCAAGGTTAAACTGGCTAGACATACCACCACCAGCCATAGTCAGAGCAGCTAGGCCACCACCTGCGGCAACTTGAGCACCTTTTTCGTCAAACTTATTACCGCCAGAGGTGTAGTAGAAGCCGTCGTCACGCAAGTATGCTGACTCATTATTCCCTTGATTATCAAGAACGGTAATTGATTTACCAGCAGTCGCAGCAGCTTTAGTTGTTTCTTTGTCCGCTGCAGCTTTTTTAGCAGCTAGTACATAAGATGGTTCTACGAAGTCAGGGTTAAGCTCGTACTTACCATTCTTAAACAAGTACTTTTTGTTTTTATTTTTCTCTTGCGCTGGGAACCGACCGACAGACTCCCAATATGGTTTTTGGATTTCACCAGTAGGTGTATATGGAGTTGGGTCGTATGGTGTTTTACCCATCAAGTAATCAAGCGCAGCTTTAGAACCGCCAGTGTTCTTGTACCTTGCATTTAATTCATCAAGTGTTTTAGGAACAAAAAGGTTTTTATTAACACCTAGGCTACCACCACCAGCGGTGTATGCGCTTTTTACTGCGTCTGCGCCAGTAAACCCACCGTATGGACGACCGGGAATGTTTGGCGTTACTGTGCGTGTGTCATCAGGATTTGTAATGATGTCGCCGGGGGTGGCAGTAGAAACCGTACGGCCAAGGTAATCAACCCCCGTAGCAGGGCCAGAGCCGTAGTTGCCAAACGCACCGTTGTCGTAAACAGTAGCGTTAGAAAGTTGTGTGGCTCCGGGAACTACACTAATTGGAGCTTGGACAACAGGGGGTTTTACTGCTGTATCAGGAAACAATTCGGCCAAAGTCTTACCTGTAGCCGCTTTTAAATCGCCAGCGCTCAAGCCAATACGGTTCATTTCAGCCACCGCAGCTCTACGAGCTTCTTGCCCAGTCATATCTCCAGAAGCTATCTGGCCTTGCAGACCTTGGGCAGCGTAGTTAATGTTGGAATATAAACCTTCTAAACCACCCTTATCACCGGGTTGTGCGCCGGGAGTGTAGCCAATGTCTGTATAAAAGTCTGTACCTTTGATACCACCAACGTCGTTTAAATTATGAGTAAGCGCATACTGCGCAGCTTGCGACATGCCTGTATTTTGGAGTGCGCTAGCTAACCCTTGATTTTGCAACCCAACATCTTTGGTTGCTGCTAAGAACTCACTAGCATCGGTAGTTGGAGTGCTAACGGCTGTAGTAAAACGACGTTCATAGTCTGCTAGTTGATTTTGCGTACCTGTAGCCTTTGCAACATCTGCAAGGCTGTAGTTTCTATCTTGTAAGGCTTGAGCAATAGCAGCGTCGTTACCTGACTTTAAAAGTGCTTGTGTAGCAGGGTCTGCAAAGTATTTATAGATTGGGTTATTTACATCTAAAGGGCCACCATCAGCGTACCCCGCAATACCACCTTCGGCCATACGCATAACAGGTTCACTCTGCTGAGTGAAGTCCAACTGGCCGGGGCTATAGCCTCCGTTGTTCATACCCATCAAACCACCATCCGCTGCCTTAGTAGGAGCAGTTTCGTAAGGAGTCCCGGCTGTGTATGTACCGCCGTAAGGGTCGTAAGAATAGGGGCGAATCATGCCGGGTTTAGTAACAGTTTGTGGGCCTTTAGCTTGTACATTTGCACCAGCCATAATTGCTGGGCCAGCGGCGGCGGCTAAATACTTTAAATTGTCTTTGGTGGCGTAGCCCATTGGGTTTTCAGCAACAGATTTTGCACCCGCAGATAACTTGTCAAAGGGAGACGCCGCAGCTACGCGTTCTGCTACCTGTTGTTGTAGCGCCTGATTAGTTGCCTCTACGTTTCCTAGGCTTTGAATACCAGCATCCGTCACGCCAGCATCCGCTAGGTTAAACGCCATATCACCGGTAAGTCCAGCCCCAGCCTTAGCAGCTTCACTACCAATAGTTCCTGCGCCAGCAGTAGTTAAACCAGCAGTTAAACCGGCACCGCCATAAGCACCAAGACCTGCGGAGATACCTTTACCAATATCACCCGTGCGTACCGTTTGAACACCACCAACAATACCGGCAGCCATCATAGGATTAATTGCGCCACCAGAGAAAAAGGTTAAACCCGCGCCAATAATAGTTGGCAACAATTTATCCAAGAAGCCAGCTTCGGGTAAACCCGTATCAGGGTTAATAGTCAGTGAGCCGCCATTCTTCATAGCCAAAGCTTGTAGCCCCTGCACTTCACGTGGGGACATGTGGATAAGCATCGAGTCAGGGCCGCGACCCTTTGATGCCATGTGGTCGGCTAGTACAGCAAGGCTCATAGTTGCCTCTCAAAATGGGGGTTGTTTGATAATATCATGCTTTAATTCTTAGGGGGTAACTTGTTGCAGTTCCGCCTGAAATGTCGTAGTACACATCGCCCGATCTAAGGGTGTCAAAGTCAGCGCTTGTTGGCAGGGTGTTGGTGTTTAGATTTAACGTTGCACCGCCAATATCACCGGGGTTGTTCAGTTGGTTAAAGTACAGGCGTAAAACATTGTTTAGCTGAGCAAAATAACGGCTATCGTATTCCGCTGGAGCCAGAGGCAAGTTAGGTGGGGATGCGTTTAACTCAGCCATTAGCGCCTGCCATCCGGTCTAATGTCAATACGCGGTGCACCCAGTTGCCAAGCAGTGTTAATCTGATTGGAGCTAATCTTAAAGATCATCTGACGACCGCGCATGCGTGTGTAAATCTGCCCTGTAAACTGTTCTGTGATGACGTATGTATTGCTTTTAGATACAGGTTGCGAAGCAGTGCTTGTAACCCCCGAGCCAGAGTTAGCCAACCCTTGCAGCGTCATCGACACTGAAGGCACAGCGCCAGTGGGCGAGTTTGTGGAATCCTCAAACGTCAAGTCTGGAAGCACGCGCCAGACGAAACCAAAGTTATGGCCATCGCCAATATCAAACTCAGACGAAGAAATATAAGCGTCAAGCGGCAGAGTTGTAGCAGTTGCGCTGTCATTCAGACCACTTTCGTGATACACCGTTAGCCCCGTACCAGCAGTGCTGTCGTAGGTTGTAGCCATTGGAAAGTCACGCAGGCCCGAGTCCAACCAAGCCGTGCGGCTCATTGTGCCGTAATACCAGATTTTTTCAAGATAGTTGTACACCACATAGCGGTCAACTTGCGTACTGCCAGATGAGCAATAGAACCACCAGATTTCGTTGAAGCCTTCGTTGGTTCCTGCAAATACTTGAGACGATTGGCTTGTGTTGAAGTCTTGGAACACGTATCGGCGTAGGTCACAATTAAGTGTTTGCACACGGCCATCGTACATGTAGAACTTATCTACACCCATCCAGTACACAATACCCGAAGCAATGATGATGGCGTTCTGACCCTGAATTGAGACGTTATCGCCCATCAGTTGCGTTGCCCAAACGTAAGGGGGGCCAAGGTATTGCAAAGAATACGCAGCCGAATCGGTTAACACAAAGATCTCTTGACGGGTTTGTACAGCGCAAATGATCTCGGAGCCGTGCGACAGCCGTGTAAAGCCTGCTTGGTTTGTTGGGTCAGGTGTCCAGTTGTGAATGTCGTTTTGACCTGACCAACGGATTAGCATTGGATCAATCTCTGTAGAGCCGTAATCGTTTGTGCCGAACACAATAATAAAACGCGAAGAGTCAGATACTGTCAATGTGTTCTGAACAACAGGGCAGTCAACAATGTTAGACACTGCGCCCGTGCCCGCAGAAGTTGTGTTGACCGCAGCACCTCCAGCCGTAAGAAGCTTGAACGTCAAACCGTTAACTTCAAAGACATAGTATGTAGTACCCGCAGTGATGCCCGTCGGCAAAGAGCCACCAGAGAATTGAAGCGCTGCGCCCTCTGTAAACAGAACGGTAGAAGTCACCACCGTTGGCGAAGCGTTTGTAAAGCTTACTGTACCGCCAAGAGAACTGAGTAAAACACCACGAGTGTTCACCCCAGTGTTTGCATCCCAATAGTAGAGGCCGCCACCACGGGGGCCAAACACTAAATCTTGGCCGTAGTTAATCTGACTCCACAAACGGATTGGGAACAACGTACTTGCGCCCGTACCCCAAGGCCCAGAACCCCAAGGGCCAGCGCCCCAACCTGTGATCGGAACCGCGTACTCTGCGCCAACGTTAATTTGGTAAGCAGCTACAACAGAAGCACCGCCCGTAGAACCTGCTGGGATAACCGTTGGCGCAGTAGATATGGTGTACGTATTCGCACTGGTAATTGTGATCTGAAACTGTGCGTTGTACGTAGTTGCGTACGTGCCTGTAGCGCCACTGAAGGTCACAAAATCCCCAGTAACACCGCCGTGTGCAGTGTCGGTTACGGTCACAGTAGTTGTGCCGTCGCCTGTAAACGGGTTGTTGTTGATTGTGCTGCTTGCCCTGATTGGCGTGATGTCGTTATAGGCACCACCCTTTTCAATGTAGAACTTAAGGTTTGTACCAACACCAAGAAGATTTGGGCCATTAAGCGTGATCCAATTCCAAAGCGAACGGCATACGCCTAGGAACGTATTTGTAGAAAGCCTTGTCCACCCACCAATAACTTCTGGGTTGCCTTGACGGAAGCGAACTTTGTCGCACTCGTACCAACCGCCTTCAGTTGTGTATCGCGTGTTTTCTTTATTCACGCCGGGCTTGAACAGTATTTTCTGTAATGGCATGGGCTACCTTTTATTTACTGGCAACGCCTTTGGTCTTCTCAAAAGAACGCATACCGGCAATGCCCAAGATGCCTGATAATATCACCCAAAGCTGGTCTGCGTCTAGTACCGGCGGGGGATCCATTCCAACAGGAACCCAGCCCATAGCTTGCAAGTATTTCCATGCCCACTGAAATAGCGGATACAGCAAAAACTGATAAGCCATAGCCGCTACACCGATCCAACCGATGGCCGGTCGCCAGCCGCTGACAAACACGCTACTAGAGGCAGCTTCAATTTTGTTGACCTCAATCTGCGCTAGGTCTGTGGCTTGGTCAATACGCTTTTCTTCAAGATCAAGCTTACGCTGCTCAATCTCCATCTCCATCTTTTCTTTGTCAGTGGTAATCAGGTCGCCTGCAACCTTGCCCACGGCTTCGATGATTGATCCAACGGCTAGTAAGCTCATTTCAAACCTTTCAATGTGCGGTTCAGCCAGCCCTTGAGGAACTTAACCTGCACGGGGTTCTTGTTGCATATCTCAACGTAGCGGGCTATTTTTGCCAAGGCATACTGCTCCTTAAACCGCTGGCCGTCTGGAATCTGATTGAGTCGCTCGATAGTCTTTGCACCAATACCACCGTCAGGGGTAGCCCCTACTACAAGTTGCGCCAGCTTCACAGCCATGCCCATGCCAGCATTCACACCAAAGTTAAAGATGGTGTTAGCCACGTCTTGGTTGGAAATCTCGTTGCCGCGCATCTTGTCCCAGAACTCAACACGGTAGAACTCCCGCACCATAGGGGTCAAAGAGCCACCAAATTCTTTCTTGTCCACAAGCGCCCAGCCATTCCACTGAGGGTTCTTGTTACGGGCGATGCCTGCATAGGTCATGCCCCCTGTGTCGCCGGGGACTTCATGGAGGACGTAGCCGCCCTCGTCTTGCATCATCAATTCAAAGGCTGGTTCAAACTGTGCCATTGTTATCCCTTATCCAAGCTGAAATTAAGCCGTACAAAAATGACAGCGTGGCAACAAGCAAGACTCCAAACGCAACGCCAATAAACGTGTCAGTCATTACTTTTCCTTTACTGTTTGTTCTTACTTAACATGGTTGCCGCAATATCCATCATGGTTCTTGCCACCTGAATGTCGGCGGGTTCATTATCCCACCCCACAGTAATTTGACCTACAAATCTGCTTGGATCAGGTGGCACACTGATTCGGCAAGTGTAGGTAACGCCCTTGGCGATGTACCACAAACCCATCTCAGACTGCGCTGACTTGTATTCTCCGCAAGGTATCTCACTAGCCATCAGCTTCACCACATCTGCGTTGTTAGCAGAGTTCTGTGTAAACAGACCTACATCCAAACCGTCGTTAACTTTGTCTCGACCCTCTTTGGTGTAAGCGCGGTACAGCACTCTGGTTCCAAACATAGGGTTGACTTTAAACACGGCAACAATCGTAGCGTTGGTGGTCTTGAACAAGTGCGCCGCAGCGTCTTCCACCCTGTCCTCAACAATGCTCGGCATCTTCTTAGACTCTTTATATGCGCCCATCAGCAGTTCTTGGTTCTGCCAAACAAAGTAACCAGAGAACGCAAAGATCGCCATGAGTATCAGCGCAAACAGTTTAAACGGGCTATCCACATAGGACAGCACCTTGCTTAGTACATCTGCTGGTTTCTCGTCACTCATATTCCAAACATCCCCAATACTTTTTTAGCAACCTCGTCTGGCAGGAAGCGGAGCAGGCCAAGCACCCACCACGCAATACACAGCCTGACAAAGACTTTACAGAAGAGGTCAAACTGCTTTTGGTATTCATTCACCGACCACACCTTCTGCCGGTTGCACAAAACTCCATCAACTCATAGATTCCGATGGCAACCAAAAACAAAACAAACGCACAGCCGCCAATAATCATGGCAAGCTCGTTCATCTGCTCTTCTTTCTCTTTGGCTTTTTTCTCAGCCCGCTCTAATGCACGGAGTTCTCTTGCATCATCTATGTCCATCTGGGCTTGGCGGTCTTTAATCTTATTCCAAACGTCAACTTTGCCTGTGGTCATAAAGAGCATCTTTAACTCTTCTTCAAACACTCTGGCCTGCTCAAGCGCCATCTCAATTTGTAGCGCGGTTCCCATGTTGGAACCCTTGGTTTTCTTCGCCTCAATCAACGCTTTTGTCGCGGTGCTCTTGGCATCAAACATCTTGCCAATCATTGGGGCAAGACTTCCTAAGTCATTGGCAACCTTGCTGGCCTTCTTGACCATGCTGATTGCGTTCTGTATGCCAGCTAGGGCTAACATCGGATCAATCATTTTCGCTCAACCTTTTCCCACTGTAGGCAAACAACTTTGCGGTTATAAACATCACCCGTCCACGCCCACCGCACACAGCGGTATTCAGTCTTCCTATCTTGGCTGGCTGCTCCCGGTAGAAACACCAAAAAGAGCATCAGTAACCAGCGCATTCACCATGTCCCAGCCCATGCAATTATGTACGTGCCAAAGATCACGAAGGCCACAAGAAGGGCCGCCGCAATAAAAGCTTCAGCCCAATCCCACATGATTATGTTGGTGGCACAGGCCAGTCGATAGCATCAGGGAAACCTTGTTGCGCAGGTACATCGCGTAAAGCTTGACGGTACGTTGCCCACGCCTGTTTGTCTACAGGGCTATCAGACACCTGCGTCCAATCCGATACAGCAAGTAATTGGTTTCTTTCACGACGTGCTAACTCAGCGTCATACGAAGTGTCTGCGCGGCGGCGCAAGACTTCTTCAATTTCTGCTGCTGTTAAATCAACACGCTCGCCTTCTACTATTTTAAAAAATTCGCTTGTCATTTTTAGAGCCTTTAAGTTGGAATGCCGTATAAATAAAAATTACCACTCATTGCAACAGAAGTATTCATCAAACATTACTAATACCGTACAAAGAGAAATTACCGAACATTCCGACACTAGTATTCATTATAAATTTAATACGGTTAATTGTTGTGTTTGTGGCCAATGTAACTCCTGCAAAAAACGGAACTCGCCCACCGTTAAAGGGAACTGAAAATCCGCCAAGTGTAGGGCGGTTAAAATCCGTTGAATTTCCGGGATATATAGTTAATTCGCCATATACGCCCGTAGATGGTTGATTACCGCTATTGATATTGCCTTCGCAAATTCGCCCCGACGCTTGGCCAGAAGTTGATTGCGCAGTTACAGGATTGCCACCTATTGTGCCCCATTGATACCCCGTAGTATAGTAACTAGCGCCGCTATCGGCTGAAAATTGGCATTCAAGCGCGCCGTTAGAGTTTGTGTAAAACCCGGTGTAAAATATTTTATATACCAGATAGCTACTCGATAATTGAATTTCTACCGCAGTACCCCCCGACGCTGCTGAATTACTTATAAATATCCATTTTGGCGAACTACCAGTAGCCGCAGTGGTCTGAATAGTTGAGTCGGGAAATTGAATTCCCGTTGATACAAGAGAGACTGCCATTTAAATGCTCCTATTAAGGTGTGCCGTTGCCGGTGATGTCGCTGATAGTTGTAAATACACCAGCACTTGTCATGCTTGCAATTGTAGTTGCGCCGTATTTAAAAACAAGTTTACCGCCGACCTCAGAGATGCTGAAGTTTGTTGTTTGAAGCAGGGGCGTGCTATTAGCAGTGGTCGCTGTTGTAGCCGTGGTCGCTGTTGTAGCCGTGGTCGCGGTGGTCGCTGTTGTAGCAGTAGCCGCATTACCTGTTGTGTTTTGGTTAAACGTAGGCCAAGTAAATGTGCCGGTGCTGAAATTGCCAGACTGCGGTGTACCAAGGATAGGTGTTCCCAACGTTGGCGAAGTTGCCAACACTACAGCGCCGGAGCCAGTTGAAGTCGAACCCCCCGTACCACCATTTGCTACAGCTAGTGTACCGCTTAATGTGACTGCGCCTGAAGTTGCCGTTGCGGGAGTTAACCCAGTTGTGCCAGCACTGAAAGAAACTACGCCAGAAGCAATAGCGCCAATCTGGTTCTGGACAAACGCTGTGGTTGCAATCTGAGTTGTGTTTGTGCCTGTAGTAGCAGTGGGCGCAAGTGGTGTACCGCTAAGCGTAGGGCTTGCAGAAAGAACCACGCTTCCTGTGCCGGTTGACGTTGTAGTTCCAGTACCACCACTACCGACCACTAACGTTGCAGACAATCCCGCAGCAGTGCCCGTTGTGTTTTGGTTAAACGTCGGCCAAGTAAATGTGCCTGAACTGAAATTACCAGAAGCAGGGGTGCCAAGAACAGGGGTTACGAGTACAGGACTTGTAAGTGTTGGTGCAGTTGACAACACCACATTGCCTGTACCCGTGGAAGTAGTCACGCCCGTACCGCCGTTGGCCACTGGAAGAGTGCCGGTTACGTTGGTTGTCAGGTTGGCAAAAGTTGTAGATGTTGTGCCTGTACCGCCGTTGGCAATCGGCAATGTGCCCGTGACTTGAGATGTCAGGTTTACGTTGGCTAACGTGCCGCCAAGGGTCAAACTGCCTGTGCTTGTGACTGTGCCTGTAAGGGTTATCCCGTTGACTGTGCCTGTACCGCTGACGCTTGTAACGCCGTCGGCTACGCTTGAAGCCACTTTAACAAAGTCTGTGCCGTTGAAATACACAACACACTTCTCGCCTACAGCTACGGAGATACCCGTCTGGCCATAAGCTTTGAAAGTTACCACACCGCCAGTAGCGGCATTGTCCACCACGTAGATTTTACTTACAGCGGGGGAACTAACCGTACCGACTGTGATGATCTTGGTTGTGGTCAGCGTACCTGCCACCTTGATGATGGCGTACTGCCCAGAGTTTGCTGTGATGTTTGAAACTGTGTCATCACCGGCAGTGTTATCAAGCGTGACTGCGCCGTCACCCGTAAAAGTGGACGTACCTGCGATTGCAATGTCCAAGTAGTTGGTCAGCGCGTTGTTAACCAGATCGCCCCATGAGCCATCAAAGTAGCCTTCAACTGGAAGGGGAAGATCCAGTAGGGCTGTGTTGCTAAGTCCGGCGGGCATAGGGAATCCTTTAAGCTTTTATTTTGCTAATTCAGCGGCGCTTGGTGGGGGTGGGCGAATACCGTTTTGTTGAGCGGCTTGGAAGTCTTGTCCCATCTTGCTCAGTCGCATAAACAGATCAATGCACTCACCCAATTGTCCGGAAGACAACTGTTTCATGATGATGTTGAAATCTTGTACGGTTACTTCGCCAATGTTGATTTTGTCGTTCATGCAGGTTCCTATTAAGGTGTTGGTGGAGTTGGTGTGGGTTCAGCCCAAGGTAAATCAGGCTGAGTCACGGGGTCAATTTTAAGAGCAATTTGCTCTGCAATCACGCCATTTACGTGTTCTTCGTAGCTGCCTGTAACAAAAGGCTGAATCCAACCAATCACAATTTCTTGCGTCAGTTGGTCATAAGGGATGAAGTTTGGCTGCGCTGGATCGGGATCCAAGGGCGTAGCACCGCTGAATGTGCCGGTGTTGCCGTTCTCGTCCGTGCCAATTTTATTCCAATAGGTCTGAACAACGTAGTCGGACTCAGTGCCGACTGTGGTTACTTTCATGCCGGTGACGGCCCATGTGTATGTGATTGCCATTTTTAGATCCTTGCTTCAAGAGATTTAACACGAGTTGATAATTCGGCCACTGCCGCAAAAGCCAGCGCACTGAGCTTTTCGTAGTCTACCGCGAGAGAGCCGTCTGGTCTAGTGCGAACTGCAACTGGGAACACTGCTTGGACGTCTTGGGCAATTACGCCAAAGTCTTCTTTTTGGACGAAGTAACCGTCTTCACCGCCGTGTTCTTCAATGTATTCGTCGTTCCAATCAAACAACTTGCCACCAATGCTTTCAACGGTTTCTATGGCATTGGGAATCGTGCGCACGTTTGTCTTAAACTTGATGTCTGAAGAATAATAAGCCGTGACGTTAGCCGTTGCGCGAATTTCACCTGTTGTACCGGAACCTGCTGTACCCACGCCAAGCGTTACGATCTGCACATTGTTTAAGTTTGAAGTACTGGCAGGATCTAAGTAGTAAGCGGTGTTGTCGTAGTCGTAGAAAAGCGATGCGCGGAACGAACCTGTTGCGTAACCAACACCGGCATCGGAATCTAAGAAAATACGTGCTACGCCATTGGAAGCAACGTAAAAACCCCAATTACCAATTATGCCAATACCCGATATGTTTCCAACTGTGTAGCCAACACCGTACATGTTACCAAGCGATGTAGTGCCGGGAACATATGAGCCGCCAATACTGTAAATAGCGCCTGATGTACTACCGTTTTCGTAAGTTGGATACTGCCCGTTTAAATAACCTTTGCTAGCAGCCTGACGATAGTATGGCCCTGCAGTTTCAACATACGAAGAAGCAATTACGGAAGTTGCGCTAACCGTGCCGCCTGACTGATTGGTGGCTGTTGTGGCTGTTGCAGCGTTGCCTGTACAAGAAGCGGAAGAGCCTGTTACGTTACCGCCGGATGTAATGTTTGTACCAGCAACAGTACTTGCCATTGTCAAAGCACCGGCCATTGTTATCTGCAAAAGGTTTGCAGGGGCAGACCAACCGCCAAGACGGAATATGTTATCCGAATCAAGGCCCATGTTGATGGCGTAGTAGCCGCCACGGTGGAAGGCCATGATTGCACCGCTAGCATTGTTTGAGTAAGCCTGTAATGGTGGGTTAGATCCTGAAGTGTTTTGGTTAGAATAAAAATAGTTACTTGCATAATAATTACTGCTTCCGTTAACAGTAATAGTGTTTAAATTTGACGTGCTTGCAGGGTCTACGTAGTAGCCGGTATTGCTATAGTCGTAGAAAAGCGTGCCGCGCACATCCGAGGGGGTTCTTAAACTACCGCCGCCCCAAGCACCTTGAAACCCACCGTTCTCAAGCATGAGTATGCCGTGGGAAGCAAGGTTTGCCGCAGCGCCGCCAGCATTTGGGTGTGACCAAGCAATACCGTACAAGTTACCTGTGGTCGTTCCGTTGGCGGGGAGAATATAGGCTTCCCCCATTGAAAACACGGCTTGGTATTTAGTTGAATCGTAAAGGCCAACTTGTCCAATGCCATAGTTCCTAGAAACCATGTTGGAGTTGTAGTAGACCTTGTTTAACTCTGATGTGCTTGCAGGGTCTAAGTAGTAAGCGGTGTTGTCGCTGTCGTAGAAGATGGGGGCACGCCAATCGGACGTTGCGTAACCTGTCCCCGCCAAGTGAATGTTGTACGCGGGATTTGTGACGTTGTTAAACCCTGCGTTAGCCCCCAAAAAAGTTAGTCCGTGGATACCTGCGAGGTTGTTGTATGCGGCATAAAAATGGCCGTCTCCCACGCCCATTGAATAATACGCAGGGGTTCCTGCAGTGCCTTGTATATTCAATACACCGTAGTTGGCGCCCTGAATACCTATTTGTTTGGTGGTAGACGCAGTGCCAAAAGCAGTATTTACGGGGGACAAAGATCCAACACCGACACTACCCGCAAGAATTGCTGAAGTAGTTGAATTGGGGTCTAAGTAGTATGTGGTGTCGTTGCTGTCGTAGAAGATGGGGGCGCGGTAGTCACCGCTGGTTGTGTACGTTCCTGTGCCGCTTGCTTTGTTTGTCAGGTTGGCAAAATCAACTGATCCCGCTGAGCCGCTTGTGCTGTCTGAAATACGTGCAGAGTCAACACGAACACCATAAGTGTTAGCTCCGTTCCATCCCATCAATGTGGGATATGTGGAAGACCAAGCCGCCGCTGAATTAGTGTTATTTACTGCACCGCCACTTGGGGATGTGCCTGCGGAAGCATCAAAAATAACGTGGGAGTTACCGTAGTTTTTCCACGCCAGCATACCAACGACATTGTTGATAACCCCTGTACCAACCCAATTGGATTGACCGCTTGACAGCGCAGTTGCTGTCGCCGCGTTACCCGAAGTAGATCCTGAAGACCCCGTAATGTTAATACCCCAAGTACCCGAAGCGCCTGTACCTGTCAGTGTGGGGGCGTAGCTGTTGTAGTTTGCAGCGGTGAGGACTTGACTGCCACCTTGTTGCAACGCTCCGGTAACATTGGCAACAGACCCAGATAGTTGAAGCGCAGCACTTCCGCCGTTCAAGTTAAGCGTGCTTGAGGTACTAATATTTAGTATGCCATAGGTATTAGTGTTACGGTCGTAAGGAATAATGTACCCTTGACCGCCTGACACGCCAACTTCAACAGCAAATCCTGTTGCGGCGTTTCCTGAATACCAGCCCGTAAACCTACCTTGCCCGGTGGTGCTGATGTCATCAGAGAATGCGCGTTGAGAAGTGGTAGTTGAATTAGTGGCCGAAGTTGCGTTACCACTCAGAGTCGCAGTAATCGTACCGGCAGAGAAGTTACCAGAAGCATCCCGTGCCACTACTTTGGAAGCTGTGTTTGCAGATGTGGCGTCCACTGTCCACGTCTGTGCAGCCGAGCCGTTGTATGCTGTGCCGGTCAGGTATGTGCCTGCCGTTAAGCTATTCAAGTTAGAGCCAAGCGGTACGCCAGAGATTGTTCCAGCAGACCATGTAAACGCAGAGCCGTTGAAGCTCAGAACCGTATTTGTGCCAGAGGCTGCAGTGATGAACGCTGTTGCGCCTGAACCTGTTTGGTAGGGAATCTGATTGGCTGCGCCGCCTGCAAGGTTTGTTGCAGATGTTGTGTTACCAGAGAAAGTCGCTGTAATTGTCCCAGCCGAGAAGTTACCAGACGCATCACGAGCAACAACCTTAGAAGCCGTGTTAGCAGAGGTCGCATCCACTGTGGCCGTCACAGCCCCAGAGCCGTTGTATGTACCGCCCGTCAAATATGTACCGAGCGTCAATGCGTTAGCGACCGAGCCAGCAGAGCCAGAAATGTTGCCCGACACCGCAGAGCCGTTAATTGCAATCGCTGTATTGGTTACAGATGTGACCTGACCTTGCGCGTTGGTGACGAACACCGGCACAAAAGAAGATGAGCCGTATGTGCCCGCAGTGCCGGTGTTGGCAATGTTAAATGTGTATGTTGGAGACTCGCTCAGTCCTGTGCCAGCCGTATAGGTGATGGGCGCAGAGAACTGCTGAAACACAAGTGCGGTTGTGCCAATCGTTATGGGGGGAGGAGTCTGCTGTACCCAAGCGGTATTGACGTTGGCCGTGCCGCTAGTCACCAAGAAGAAGTCGCCTTCGTCGATCTCGTTAACGCCGGTTCCAACGGAATCAAAGTCTGTGGCGCGGGTCAAGATGTAGGGTGTTCCAGCGGAGCCAACTTGCGTCACGGTGTACACACCGTTATTTGCACCGGCTGCTTCGTTCTTGACTAAGATTCTTTCTGAAACAACAGTAAGCGTTGAATCCACAGACAGAGCGCCGTTGGCGTTTCCTGTAAGCGTTGCCCCTACCCCAGAAGTTCCGTTGTTGTATGTGTTGGCTGGCAGTGCTGCGGTAGTCGCCAAGTTCACCGCTTCGTGGAAGTGGATGCCAGATGCAATCGCGTCAGCGTACTGTTTGTTAACAATGTCTGTGTTGTTAACAGGAGCCGTGGTAATTGTGCCTGTAGTCAGTGCAGCAGAGGTAGCTGTAATCGCGCCAAAAGACTGTTGAACTACTTGCGTTCCTGCTTCGTTTTGATACGCCGACCGTGAGGATGGGTATGTAACAAACACATCTACTGCGCCAGTGAAATTGACTAGTGCTCCACCAGCCGAAGAAGACAACGGCGTAGCGTTACGAGTCAGCGTTGTACCGGAAGACGTGTAAGTGCCATAGTTAACTTCCCAATCACCCGAGACTGGGTCAACAATTGCAAAGTAAGTTGTGTTGGCGTTGCCAACCGAAGCAAAAGATTGAAAACCTGTAGCTGTAGCACCCAACGTAATGGTGCCAGTGCCCGGTGCGGCAGCCGCTTGTTTGACCCGGTCTTTTAGTACTAAAGCCATTTTTTATCCTTACGATGGTAGGTCATTCCACCCGGGGGTAGAGGGGTTGGAAATCAACACCCAACCTGCGCTTTGCGCACTATTGATATTTTGCCAGTTTGCGTTCTGGCTGTCATCTATTACAGCCCAAACAAGTACGTCGCCAATAGAAACAATCAACTGAATCCCGTCTGGGCGAGCGTTTACGGTTTTTAAGACAGTGAGGTTATCAACAGCGGTGGCGAACTCAGCAATACTACCAAGGAATTGAACCTGAACCGTCTGTGAATTAGATGCAGTTGCACCTTCGGCAACCGCCACAAAGTACCCAGCACTTGTCGTTATCCTATCCAATGCAGTGGCGGACTCGTTCAACGCGGCAAAGAATGCCGCTTGTGCGGCTTGAGTGTTAGATGCCCTAGCTGATTCAGAAAGAGCCGCCAACACATCCGACCTAGCTGTGACTATCGCAGATGCCGTAGCCTGTTCTGTAATAGCCGCTAAAAATGCGCCAACTGCTGTTTGAGAAGCTGTAGCCGTACAAGTCTCCGCCACTGCCGCAAAAAATCCAGCGGCGCTAGCGTACGAATCCGCGCCCGAGGCCAACTCACTGATTGCGCCTTGCAAAGCACCGACCGCAGTAACCGTATCAGAAGCTGAGGCACTGGCAGTAATTGCCGCTAGGAATGCGCCTGCCGCTGTCTGACTATCTGACGCCGTAGCCGTTTCTGCTTGGGTTGCGAGCATTGCGCCAGATGCGCTTTGCGTAGCTGATGTCTGAGATGTCTCTGCCTGCGTAGCAGTCATGTTGCCCAAAACAGAGAAGGTATTAGCAACGGTGGAACTCTCGTTTATAAGCCCACCATAATTGGTAAGGGCGTCGACTACTGCCGATGCGGAAGCCGCCTCTGATAAAGAGACAAAAACGGCATTGCCGCCTAAAGCGGCAAAGGGTGTCTGAGCAAAAGCAACATCTCCAAACACCGCATTACCTGATTAAACAGCGTCGAGAGAGAATTCGTATGTAACAGTTAATGTATCGCCACTGTCCACAGTCTTGTTACCGCCGGTAAAGTTCCCTACAGAGAACAAAATGCCAGATGTGCCAGAAGATACAGAGCACAAAAACGCACCTGCAATATTCTGAGCATTTGCGTTCATTGTGAATACGGCGGGTGTTCCGCCGGTGGCTACAGCGTTGTTAATGACCGAAGGGTCTGCCGTAGTTGCTGTGCCAAACGTAGCCGCCTTGCGGTTGCCTGTGTAAGCTGTGTTTTCTGTCCAGCCTGCATGAGAAGCAAGTGTATTAGCAGGGAGATAAGTGTTACCAGAACCGGGGCCAGTCACCAGACCCAAGTACCAAGCAGCCGTGTAACCGGAGCCGCTGAAATACTTAGAGTTCATGTCTTGCAAGCCTTGGTTGACAACCAAGTTATGGAAGCTGTCAGACCACTTCATATTGCCACTTGCATCGTGGCAAACAACTGTGTAAACACCGCCAGCACCAACGCCTTCAGCGCTACGGGGGCGAACTGCTATGCCAGCAGACACGGTGTCTTGGGCGGTGCTTTTTTCTGTATGCATGATTAATCCTTAAGAGATGCGCACAATGGCGCTGTTGGCATCGGGGGTTGGGAAGATGATTTGGAAAGTATCGTTGTTTACTGTCTTGTCTGAACCAAAGTCCAGCACAGCAACAGACGGGTCACCTGCAACAGAGTCGTTGTAAATCAATGCACCACGCGCTGTAAATGTGGCGTTTGTCCAACTTGTATTACTGAACGAAATAAACGCTGTAGGAACACTACTAGAATTGTTGCCAGAAGTTGGTGATATTGAAATTACCAGTGTGTTTCCACCGGTTGTGTAACCGCCGCCACTAGCCACTTCACCCGTCATTCCTACTGTGTATGCAGTAGTAGTTGCACTGAGATTTGCTGCGGCTGTAAACAGCGCCACTTTAAAAGTGTTGGGCGATGTTGGGCCAAAGTTATGAACCGCTTGAAGCAGTTCAACTTTAAAGCTAGTGGTTGCTGTTTGCGAAATTGCCATATCAAGTCACCTTTTGTCGGAACTGTCCAGAACGATACGCGTCTTGACGCTCCATACCATCGGCCAAACGTTTTGCTAGAGCAACGGCTTCTTGATATTTGCCGTTATACAACGCCATCATATCTTGCTCGCCCTTCATGTAGGTATAAGCTTCAACCAATGAGCCGTACAACAGTACAGAGTCAAAGTTATCGCCAAGCCATGTAGTACTTGCAGTCACAATAGACGGTGGGTAGTAGTAATAGTGAAGCTCCACAACGTATGTAGCATCTGGTGTTGGGCCAACAATAAACGTTAACTCGTTAACGTCATTACTCTGGGGGCCAAACAGTGCATAGTATCGTGGTAAGCCTGTGTCTGTAGGAACGGGATACGCTTGGCGAATAAAGTTAACGTCTTTATTTAGCAAGTACTCATACGCACCCGTACCATCCACAACTGCCATTGAGTACACAGCCAAGAAGTCGCTTGGGCAACCCAAATATTTGTTGTTAGTTGATACTGAGCCCGTCACGTTCTTACGAATGGACGGGAACTGCATAGAGTTGTAAATACGCTGCTCAGCCTGCTCAACAAACACGGGGATATTAGCCACGAAATCTGCTTCCGTGTTCTCCGTGTACGCTTGAATAGCAGCGCTGAGTTCAGCGTAATTCATGCCATTGGGCCTCTGGCCATCAAGCCTTTAGTCGCAGCACCTGTACCGCGAACTTTAATGCCTGAAGTTTTAGTTTCATTCTGGCCGTTGTTGTAGTTACCAACACTCATCTTCATGGTGCTAAGGCTGCTAATGCTGGAATCCTTGCCGGGGTTAGTCGACATTACCAGAGGCTTGCCATTCATTTTGTGCGGTGCAGCATAAGTGGCGGCATCGCCAACTTCTTTACCCATTACTTTTTTACTAAATTTAGCCATGATTATTTCCCTTGATTTGCGGCGCGGGACAGGTTACGTCCTAAGCGCATGCGGTCATCGGTTGTAGGGCCACCAGCTTTAAGCTTTGTAGGCTTCTTGCCGGGATGCATGTTTTTCTCGTGCTTACCGACAGCAGACTTAATCATCTTTTTGTCTTGAGCTAAATCTTTCTTGTCCATATTAGACTCCTATTTGTATCGTTACTGTACCAATTTGTACGCCTAATGCCAAGTAGTTTGGTGTTAACACACTATCAAAATTCCTTGACCCACCAACCGGATTCCAGCCCCACTGAATATCCCGAGAACCACCTGTTGTAAACCCAGCCGCGTTTTGATCGGTGCTATTTGAGTTTACTATCTGCAGACCGTTTGTACCAGCCGTATAGTAGGTTGTATCCCTACGCGGATTGCGTACTGCTTGCGGATCATCCACCGGGTACATACCCAATTGCAACTGCGGCTGATCTGGATCCCAGCACTCAGGACACACAAGCAAATTATAAATCTTGGTCTTTTTAATTTCTTTACGAAGCTTTGTAAGTTTGAACTGGAATCCACAGCGATCGCACATAGCGATACTGTTCTTACCGGAAGCAAACCTGCTGCCCATTTACGAACCACCACCAATATACATTTGACGCGGAACAAATCGCAAGGAGGCGTGTTCCTGATCTTCACCCGCAGCTAACTGCCAAGCTTCATCGTATTGAGCTTTAAGGACTTCCAAGCGCTGAGCGCCGTTCTCTACCTTAAGTGCAAGGTAATAGGCGAGTCCAGCAACCAAGCAGGGCAAGAAACGGAAAGGTACATCCATAGTCCGAGTGCCATTGCCTGCGTCATCAATACGGCGCATGCGCCAATAAACGAATTGGTAGGTTTGTGATCCATCAGGAGTCGGCCAAACAGTTACGGATGGCAAGTTTTGTGAGTAAACAGCGACTGCGGTTGAGTGCGCCACTGCGGTTGTGTTGTTCTGTCCACGGAAGCAATTCATCAACTGATTGCCGTCAATATACCCGTACTGCACTGTCTCGTTCTCAATCAGAACAAATCCATTTGTGGCTAGACCAGCAGTAGAAGTTAGCGTAATCGTAGTGGCTGTGGCAGAAATTCCACCATTTAATGTAGTCCCTATGGACGATGTTTGGCCATCTAAACGCTGGAACCACACCTGAATTGGGCGGGCTTGTTGTAGTTTGTTGGGGATCGTGGCATAAGTAGAAACACTAATACGTGTGATTGTTAAGTCAGACTGCGTAGAAACGTTACCTTCACCCGTACGGATTACATGTTCTAGTAAGTCTACTGTATCAGTTGGTAGTGCGTAAGTAGCCAAACCTTGGGTTAAGGTAAGCGTACCCTGCTCAAACGTCCACATGTTAATGCCACGGTTTGCCCAGTCAGCAAACAGCAAGTTCAACGAACGGCGAGCTGTACGTAAGTCGTAGCCTGTACGAAGCTCTGAGCCCGCACGCTCAAACGCTTCCTCAACAATCTCATTGAGGTCAAGATTAAACGCTGCAACTCCAGAAGTAGTCATCTAAATCCCGCCGTTTTCTTTGCAATTGTTTTGGGTTGGGCTACGAATTGTTTACCGGCGGCTTTTCCTGCTCGCTTGGCTTTGGTCGTCGCAGCGTACTCAGCAGGGCTGAGACTTTTGATCGCAGCTTTTGGAAGGTATCTTTCACCAGTGTCAGAAGATTTTTTACCACTTTTGGTTCTCCATTTTTGGTCGCCCCAATCTTTAAGGGATTTTTGAGGCGCTTTCAATCTCGATAACCCCCGCCAGCCGCCTTGTACTTCTTGGCAACTAGCTGAGCTTTGCGGGCTGACCACTGACCTGCGCCGGTACCCTGCGTTGCTGCGGACTTTACTTGGGACACGATCCTCTTGCGAAGACTGGGTTTAGTGTAATTACCAGCAGCGTTAACTTTACCACCTTCAGCATACTGCGTGAAATCAGTGTCATCCCGACGAGCTTTACGCTTGCCTTTGGGCATTTTGCTGGGGGAGATGGCTCCCATTCCACGGCTGGCTATCATGATTACATCATCTTTCCACGTGTCTTACCCTTGGTACAGCAGCCATCAGCACGGCTAGAGGCGGTCATACCACCCTTAGCCATCTCACGGGGAGATGGTGGTTTACCTTTTTCCTTGGTATAAATACCAGCATCTTGTTTACGCTCATAGTCTGCTAGTTCTTTAGCTGTAGGGCCGCCTTGCTTACCACGACCGGCACCTGCAGACTCAGCCTGCCGTATACGTTCAGATAGATTTCTTAGGCGTGCTTTTGTCTCATTAGAACGCATCATTCCGCTATCTGACTGTTCTACTCTTTCTTGCATGTCCCGTAACTCTTTTGCGTAGTCAGCCATGATATTTCCTTAACACATTTTGCCGCGAGTCTTACCTTTTACAGCAATACCGTCGGCGCGTTTAGAAGCTGAAGAAGTCATACCACCGGAAGCCATCTTAGTTGCACCACCGCTTTTCATGCCAAAAGCAGAGCGTAAACGTTGGCTAACTGAACGTGTATCAGTTGGGCCGCTGACGGATGGGTTTTCACGACTTAATTTTCTGCGTTCAGCCACAGAGAGCTTAGTCACATCAACAGGGGCTGCTTTAGCGGCGGGCTTAGACTCAGACTTAGCAACGGGCTTAGGGGCGGCTTTAGGGGCAGCCTTGGGGGTAGCTTTAGGCGTAGCTTTTGCTGTTTCAGAAGTACCGGCATCACCAAACTCTTTAGCGTTGGGGTTTGACAACATACCCTCTGTGCTTTTGTTAGCCGCTTCTTCAGGATCCATTTCAACTTTACTACCATCTTCACCGTTATAACGTTTCATGTTTAGCTCCTTAGATTAGCAGGCTTTGCCGCCCTTAGACATCATCTTACCTTTGGTCTTGCCTTTAACAGCAACACCATCAGCGCGTTTAGAGGCGGAACCGCCAGCGGCCATCTTTTTCATCGGCATTTCTGCTTTGCCACCTGCTTTAGCTCCGGCTTTTTTCTTGGCTATCATTGCCATAAACCCGGGATTCATTTTGCTCGCCATAGTATCACCGCCTTCTTTCATGATTGACATCTTGCCATGAAGTGTCTTAGGTTTGTTAACTTTTTGAAGATCGGGGCGGGACGTATTTGTGTCCTTACCAAACTTCATTCCTTTGCTCGCGCCGCTAAATTCTTTAGCAACCGATACCGGTACGCCCGCAGCCTTTGCAAACTTTGGGTTATGTGCAGCCGCGTCCATGAACTGCTTTTGTTTTTCACTCTTCGCTGGCATTTGTGGCCTTTTTGCGCTTGGTTACTTCACGAACAGTATCAGACTCCCAGATGCGAAGACCGAGGTAAATAATTGTGAACAGAGAAGCCAAAGGTGGTAGCCACGTAGCCATAACACCAACAGTCGTTAAGACTGCTGCGCCATCTGCGACTGCTTTAGCTGTGTCATGCTGGGTCATACCATCCGCCCTCTTGTCTTGCCTTGTGTAGCGCAGCCATCAGCCGCAGTTACATAGCCACCTTCCGCGCAGTTCCAAGCCCTCAAAGATTTATTGATCCGTGAATCCGGATCGTTCGCTGTCTTTGCGCTGGTCAGTTTCTTTTTCATTCCGCTCATCCTCGCACAGAAAGAGTCGCGCCGGGAGCCGCCTTCGGGCTGGGGACGTTTCAAATTCATGCCTTGCGCTTTGGCGGAGGCTCGTCCCTTGGCGTTCAAGCCACCCTCGGGGTTCTTGCCTTCTTTCCTCTGCCATGCTGCGCTCTTAGCCATAAAACACCGTGATTTTTGCGTTTGTAGGCAAAGTTATGTGGACATCTGTATAAAACAAAACGCCCTCGCCGGGTACCGTAAACGACAACGGATTTGTTGGCGTAGTAGCAATATTAAATTGCAAACGAATAGGGCCACCAGAACCACCGTCACGAAATTCAATATCGCCAGCAGTACCACCAGTCAAAAACTGATAGCCTTTAATCCTAGTACGGCCAGAGACCGCCGTGCCAGTTGCCTCTAAATGAGAGGCTTTTACGTCTGTCTGCATCATAATTAATCTCCTTTAAGAAAGGGGCCGAAGCCCCCTAGACTAATTAGACTTGGCTGGGGTTAGCAGCGCCGTTAGATTCACGCACAACGTACACGCATGTAATCGTAGCAGCACCGCCGCTGGCTGTACCAGCACAAGCGTAGATTGCTTGAACGATTAAGTCAGTTGAGCCAACATTCAGGTATGTACCAATCTGTGCGCCTGTAACAGTCACAGTTGCGCGGCCAACAGCCAAAGGTGTAGTTGTAGCACCACCAACAGTAGCCAAAGAGTTACCAGCGGCGGTTTGAATAGTGATGGTGTTACCAGTAGTACCAGCGTAAGCGGTGGTAATGTCTACAAAAAATTCTATGATTTGTGCGCCAGCAGGCAAAACAAACTCTGTAGTAGCAGTTGTATCGCTAACAGTGGTCAGGCCAGTCTGTGTAACAACAGTTGCGCCCATATTGCGGATCGTGCCAGCAGTAGTGCCAGTAGTGTTTTTAACAGTGCCGAGCAGCCAAGGGCCAAGGTGTGATGCGAATCCCATGATTTTTCCTTACATACAAGTTAAGTGCATCAATCTGTATGTCGTCAGCCGGGACTGTTTGATGCACCGGAAAGCCCGGATTAAAGTCAATATACACCAAAAGAAAAGGGGGCACAAGGCCCCCCTTCAAATATTTCCTAAGAAATATTAGGCTGAACCGGGTGAACCGAAGGTACCCAATGGATCAGACCAGCCGAAGCTATAACGCTCGCGGGCTTTGTAACGAACGTTACCTGTGTCAAAGTCACCGTCCATCTTGTTCTCCAAAGGAGAGCGGATGAAATGCTTCAGACCGTTAGGCACATCAGTAGTCAAATACCAGCCGTTTGTGTCGGTCAGGTAGTGGTTAATGGTGTAGCCTTCAGGGATTGAACCGTTGTTCTTCAACGCATTGATATCGTTGTCAGTTGTACCAACGCGGAGGCTGGTTTCCAACAAACGAGTAGCAACGAATTGCAGAGCTGGGGGAACAATCAATTTCTTAGGCTTAGCAGCGATCAAAAGACCACGCTCGTCTGTCCAAGCAGCGATTTGAATAACGGCGGCTTCCAAAGAAGTCTCGTTCAAGTCAGCGGCTGTAGAAGGACGATTGCTGTTAGTGCCACCAGAAATCAGGGGGTGAGCAGTGCTGAACAAAGGTACACCATCACCACCAACATAGGCTGAGCTAAAACCGTTGTTGATAACGGCGGCAGCTTTAACCTGCTTGGTGTAAGCCATAGCGCGAGCCAATGCTTTGGTGTAACGAGCTGACAAAGAGTCATACAAGTTATCTTCCACAGCTTCTTCAGTGATGGAGAAGCCTAAAGCGATGGTTTCGTGGTTATAGCGAGTTGTCCATGCCTCTTGTGCATTGTCATAAGCGATGGCAGAGCCCTCGTTCTTAACAGGTGCAGCAGAGAAGCCAGACAGCTTGGTCTCTTCTTCGAAGGAACGCTCAGAGGTCTCTGTTTCGTAGAGTTCTTTGTGCTCTTCGCCGTAACGAGCATACTCCATACCGAACAATGCGTTCAGGCCGGGGAGGAGTTCCTTAAGTAGTTGTGCGCGTGAAATTGCCATTTTAAGTTACTCCTTAAGCAATGCTGGTACCAGCATAATACTGATGCTGACCAAAGTTGATCTTGACCAGAATTTCTGGGTACTGCATCAACACAATAGTAGTGTTCAATGTAGCAACAGGAGCTTGGTTCAAAATAAACGATGTAGCACCGGCAGATGCGGCGGTGTCGACGAAAGAACCCGAAGAAACATAGTTTCCAGAAGAGTCCAACGAGCCAACGTCTGTACCAACGGGTAACGCAAACGGCAGAGCCGAGCAAGTTACAGTAGCGGTAGAAATGCTGGTGTAAGTCACAGTTCCAAGTGAAACAGCCGTATCAGGCACCAAACCAAGCACGCGGACGGGCAAGGAAGAAGTGGTGGCAGGCGTATCGCTAGGTGCGAGAATGGCGTTCTTAGAATTGCCAGTTGTAGTGCTACCTGTGTTGTTAATCATGGCCAAGTTTTGACCAATCATAGCGCGAGCGCCAGAAGCAACAGCGGTAGTAGCAGAACAAACAACACCCTTGAACACTTGGTCAGGATCATCAGCAACAATAGCTACTGCATCACCAGCCGCAGTTGATGCGGGCCAGTATTGCGAGAAAGTCAACTGTTTAGTGACGGGGTTTGTGTAACGGCATCCCAAGAAGATACCTGTTTGATTGCCTGCTGTGCCAGTAGACACAGACAGACGCACGATTTCACCACGAGACAATCCTACGTAATCGCCGTAGAAAATAGCCGTGCTGTAACCGTTAGTGATCGGGTAATCACGAGTAGAACCCGCAAATACCTGACCTCCGATCAGATTGATCGGTTTTAGCCCGTAAGGGGCATCAACAACCGGATAAGCCATAAAGGACTCCTAAATTTAAGTACCAGAACCGAAAGTGACCTTGGTTCTCTTCTCGGAGAAAAGAGGCATCCTAGGATCATTTTCACGAAGGAAATTATTGTCCACTGAATCCACCTGAGACTTGTTTAGGTTCTCGTAGTACTTGGATCGTTGATCCATGAACTCGGTTGGAATACGACAGAGCAATAAACCGCCCACTTCAATGTTGCCTTTAAAGCGACCTTCAGTGGAAGCGTGCATCATGAGCTCGGGATAGTCTTCACCTTTGCAGGGTTCGTATCCTTCGCGTAACTTTGAAGAGATGTTACTTGGATCGGCAGTTCCCATGGTACTAATACGTACATACCTATGAGTCCAACCGGGACGGTCGTCAGGCATAGGCAGTGTCTCAGGAGGACGCCACGCCGCTGGGCGAGCGAACGTTTCCCGAGTGTCTAGTTCACGTGAAGCGCGATTTTGTGTCTTTCCAGACGTCAATACTTGATCCATTTTTAACCTCTTTTAAGTTGAGCAACCTGTTTAGCGTATTCTTCCAAAGGAACCCCAAGACGGCGAGCGATCGCTGCTTCAGATGCCTTCAGCCTAATACGATTAGGCGGAGTGCTACGTGAGGCCGGAGCCACAACAGTAGCGGGTTTTGTTGCACGGCGCGGAGGTTCATCCTCGTAAGCCGGTTCTGATGCCTTTTTAGAAGGGGCGTCATCTTCATAGCTCTGAGCATCTTCATAATACTCAGGAAATCGTCTACGCATTGTAGCGTCTACTCGTTTGTAGTAGTCATCAGACCCCACAAAGCCAGCACCGTGTTCCTTAGCCAACTTCTGATGCAACCCGAGGGCGGAAGCTGTCATTTCAGGATCGGTACCAAACCAAGTGTTTTTCTGCATCCAACTTTGATCTTTTGGGGTAACAGAAGGTTGATTTGTACTACGTTGTTGTATTTGTACTTCATTTTCTTCGACTTGTAAAGGCCTCATGTTCTGAACTTTGTCTAAATTCAGTGTTGCCCGTGAAACTTCTGCTTGTGCATCTACCACAGCATCGGAATCTCCGGACTCATAAGCCTCTTTGTATTTCTTTTTGGCGTTCTCAAATTCCATTTCAGCGGAACTCTTTGACTGCTCAATGTACGCTTTTGACCCAAGCAATACTTGTTCTTGCAACTTGCGGTTTTGCTCCCACAATTGCTTGGTCATATTCTCAGCCGCCTCGCGCTCGCGCAGTGCTTCTTCTTTGGCACGTCGCTCGTCGTGGTAGCCCTTACCTAATTTCTTGATACGGGCTTGGACTTTTTCGTCGTATTCGGATAGTTCATTCTCGGTAACATCTTCCACCTGCGCCTTCATGGGCCTGCGGCCACGGTCTTCTGGTGGGGTGTCATCCTCAATTTCTACTTCAAATCCGCCATCATCTTCTTCTACTTCGGGTTTACCCTTAGCTTCTTCATCTACTTCATGAGGAAACTTAAAGTCATCTTTAAACTCAGTTTGTGCCATGTGTTAGCTCCTTATGCTGCACGTGTAATACCACGGGGGTCTTCCACAACTGCTTCAACCGAATCATCATTGAGGATGCGGAATTCACGGCCATGAATCTTCAGACGGGTGCCTGAATTTGGTCGGACGATGATGAAATCACCTTCCTTGCAACTCGGGCCGCTAGGGAACCGAGTGGTGTCTTTGTAGCAGTCAGGCCCAAGCTTGACGACAAATAGAACGGGGGTAAGTACTTCTTCAAAGTGCATAGATTGGCTAGATTTAATAATCCCAGCTTCGCTCTCTGCATACTCTTGCATAGCTTCAGGCACCACACACAAAATGTGAAATGTACGTGGGTCAGGCAACTGCTTAGCTTTGTCTTCAGAGGGCTTGTTAAGAATGCCAGACAGGTCTACGGCAGCGATGTTAAATTCAGTCATCAGATCTCTCCATTTTTTGCACGAGGTCATTAATAATGTTTTCTGCTAGGTTAAGGCCTCGGATCACCCCACAGATACTTCGATACTCTTCTATGTCAGCGGCTCTGCCGTTGGCAAGATGAAAAGCTTGCTCTGCTCTAAGTCGCTCTATCTCATTAGCGATATGCGACAAAAGTTTGTAGTCGTTCAATCTCTCTCCCTCTTAGGTTTTTGGGACGTTCTTTGTGCCATTTGCATGGCCATCTGAGCGCGGTTCTTGGCAATATCAACGCCAATTTTGGTACCCTCAATAAGCTGTTGCTTCTCGAGTTTGTCTTTTGCAGCAGCTGCGCTTGCACCAACCTGCATAGCCGCGATTTCTTTCTGAGCCGCAATACGTGACTCTTCAATACGAAGCTGGTCAGCTTTAGCTGCTGCATCGATCTGTTGCTTCTGCGCTTTAAGTTGGAGCTCTTGCATCTTGATTTGCAACTCTTGCTGCTGCATCTGAATCAGTGGGTCTTGAGCTTGCTGTTGGGCTTGCTGTTGCGCCGCTGCTGATTGAGCTTGTTGAGTCATGCGCATCGATGCTTGTGCAGAAAGTTGTGCAACTTGTGCGGCCACTTCGGGGGCCATATTCTTTTCTTGCTCCTCTGTTGGTAACAGGAGGCCCACAGTCTGCTCAATCTCTTTGCGGTATGCGTATGCCAAGTGCTCGTTGATGTGAGCCTGCATGCCAGCCATGATTGCTTGACCTTGTGGGGTCTGCTGGATCATGCCCATGATCTTAGGGTTCTGAAGCATGCTTGTGTGCACTGCAATATGAGCTTGATGATCTTGCTCAATAAACGCCTTAACAGGTTTGCCTGTCAACACGTTCTGGTTCTCTTGCACTGGGTCTGTAGCCGTTGCATCGTCCTCGATAGGAATTAACTTAGCTGCGTTCTTGATGCCCAACACCTCAATCATTTGGCGGTGCAGGAGTGGCAAGTTGTAGAGTTGTGGTGCTGTCTGTGCGAGTTGAAGTGCGGCTTGGTACTGCACAATTTTCTGCGCCATCGTCGCAGCGTTTGGATCGCTCACAGGAATCACAGCGACCATGTCGTAGTCAGACTTCTTAGCACGACGTGAACCATCGACTGGCTCGTAGTCATACTCTTCTGGTGTGTAGTCAGCAATGATGGCTTTCAACAGCCGGAACTCTTGACGCATCGAATAGTGCATACGCGCTTGCACTGCACCCATCACCTTTAACGTACGCTCAAGAATAGCCAGTGTTGTACCCACGGGTGCTTGCGCACTCATGTCACTGACGTTCATGTCTCCTGCGGAAGCGAACTGTCTACCCTCTTGCACAATGTTCTGGAACAAGGCAAAGAGAACCTGACTGGGTTCCTTGTAAGGCAACGGCAAGATGTTGTCTCTGATGGATCCACTCGGTACATCAACATCACGAAACTCTCCCGGTGCGATAGGGGTGTCGTCACCCTTGACTCTGAGGCCCCGTGATTTGAGTCCGCCCGGTAAGTTAGATAGCGTACCTGCATCAACGAGCTGCCTGATGAGCATGGTCGCGCTCTTCGCATATCCGCCGATAAGGTGAATGAGACCATATCCATAAAATCCAAACCCCGGTATATATTGGTAATGTACAAAGTGCTGGCGCTTAATGTGCAGCGTATCATCTTCGTACCAATTGCGGCGAATGGCAAGAATCTTAGTTGTCGCTTTCTCAACAGTCACAACATACGGCAGCGCAATACCTGTGGGCTCACCATCTTTATCTTTGTGCTCGTAACCTTTTAAGTCGAGGTCAACGTGCATCTCAAGTATGCGATACCTATCGTCCTGCACCGCTGACATACCTGTCTCTTCGTTCTTCTGCTTCTCAATATCATCGAGTTCATTCGACGGATCACCCAAGTCCACGTCGCTGTAGAACCCAGCTTCTTGCAACTTGATAATCTCATTCTCAGTCTTACGCATCACGTGCGTAACGCGCTCGGCACGCTCTAAGTTAGATGCGCCGTATGGCACAACAATGTCTTCTGCTGGGATGAACATTGCAACTTGACGTCCAATGCTTGGGTCGTAGTAGACCTTCTTAAACGCTGAGCCAGACAACGGCAAATTCCACAGCAGCTTCTCATGCTCTGGGCGATACTCAACCATCACCTCAGTGAGTTGGTAGTTCATGTCTTCTCTTACGCGAGCAGATGCTTCTTCTTTTACAGGAGTATCTTTCCCCAAGATTTGCGTCTTCACTGGGCCAGCGGCGGGGAACGTCTCCATAATTCCCTCGGACTGAAAGCGCACAACAGACTCAGTCAACATAGGGTGGAACACACCACAAGCACCAGCCCATGGCTCTGTTCTTTCCTCATACTTGAGTCCAAGCAATTTCAGACCTTCAACGTAGGTTCTGATCCAATCTTTGCGGTCGTTAATGTCTTTATCAAAGTCAGAAACTAATTCACCACCGAGTGCATCAAGTGCACTGTCATCCATGAAATCAGCAAGGTTGGCGTCAAACTCTTCATCGCCCTCTTCAGTATCAGGAGAGAGTTCAATCTCAATATCACCCATACCGATGCGCACGCTCTCTGGGTCTTCAATCTCAATCTCCAATGGAGCCATGCCCATCTCTTCTTCAAGACCGAGAGGGGCTGCGTACAAACCTTTGTCCATAGAACTCGTTGCCATAATTTATCCTTAAACTGTATAGAACCGCTCGCGGCGGTGGCTCTTAAACCATTGAATCTCTTCAGGCTCATCGCTTGGTAAACGTAGGAACCCACCCTGACGGAAACGCATTAACGCTAGTGTCGTCGCGTCAACCAAGTCATCATGCTCCCCAGATGGGAACGCAGCAATCTCGTCAACTAACTCTTCTGCCCAGCGGGTCTGTGGAATCCATACTTTTCCACTCGCAATTATGTCTGAGACTGAGTTCA